TTACCATCCGGTCAACACGCGGGGGGTAGGGGTGCCCCCCTAGGGGCCCGCGCGCCGCGCGTCCCCTGTGACCCCGTCTGCCGGAGTACACCCAGTCTACCACACACCCACCCGGCAGCGCAACCCCCTCTGCGCAGCGAGTCTGCGCACCCCAGCCGGCGTACCCCGCACCCACGCCTACCCGCTCCCCCTAGCGCACACCCAGCTGCGCACCCACACCCCACCTACCCCCTGTGCCCCCTGCTGCCCACACCCAGCACCCTGTGCAGCACAGCACCCCTGTATATGCGGTACCCCCGTGTGCAGAACTCGGGCTTGACACGTAACCACGGTGTGGTGTAGCGTCGCCTTTACACGGAACACACCGACGAAAGGAACATCATGTCCATCACCAAGCGCATCGCAGCTGGGATCTTCCTCATCGCAGCTCCCGCGATCATCGCGACCCCGACGTGGATCGCATCGGCTGATCCGATCACGTTCGATCAGTCCTCGTTCCCGTGCGAGGAGGATGAGGTGCTCGGGTTCAGCCCCGAGTTCGGACCGGACAAAGTCGGCTGCATCCACATCGACAGCCTGCGCTGATCGATACCCAGCTGATCGAGCCCCTGGCCTTCGGGTCAGGGGTTCTTTCGTGCCCGGGCTGGAATCAGTCGATGGTTCGACTTGACACGTAACGACGCGGGGTGCATACTTAGTTCATGACCGCAGCACTCATCATCATCAGCTTCATCCCGGTGGTGCTCGCGGTGATCGCGGGCTACGCGGTCGTCGCCCGACCTTGACACGTAACCAGAAAGGAATGACAAATGCCTGCACTCGTCAGCCGACGGATTCGGCCAGGGATGTACGTCGTCACCGACCCCGATGGTGACGAGTACACGGTGACCGACACCGAGTTCGACGACGGCTGGTACTGGGTGGTGTCTCCGCTCTCGGAGTTCGCACCGTGCCATCTCGACCTCGGGCTGCACCGTACGAAGCGGGACGCTGTGGCTGCACTCGCGGAGTTCGTGTCGTGAGTCCGGGCTCGCACGCTGTGGTCGATGGGCAGCCGGTGACCATCGTCGCGGTAGAAGGCGCGCACACCTACTACATCCCCGGCATCCACTACTGGACCGCTACGCGCACCGATCAGGTGCGTCCTATCAACAAGGAGACACGAGGGTGAAGCACGTAGTCATGTTCTCCGGAGGCATCGGGTCGTGGGCTACCGCGAAACGGGTCGCCGAACAGCACGGCACCGATGACCTGGTGCTGCTGTTCGCTGACGTCAAAGGGTTCACGACCGACCCGCACATCGGGGAGGACGAGGACACCTACCGGTTCATCGAAGACGCAGCCGAGAACGTCGGCGGTGAGCTGGTGATCGTCCGCGACGGCCGCAACATATGGGAGGTGTTCCGGGACGATCGCTTTCTGGGTAACTCTCGGCTCGCGAACTGCTCGAAGTTCTTGAAGCAGAAGCCGTCGAGGGACTGGCTGGAAGCGAACTGCCCGAACGGTTCGGCGCACGTGTACGTCGGGATCGACTGGACCGAGACGCATCGGCTGCCGTCGATCCAGGCGGCGTACCTGCCTTACATCGCGCACGCCCCGCTGACCGAGCCTCCGTTCCTCGACAAGCAAGACATGATCGCGTGGGCTGAGTCCGAGGGGTTGAAGCCTCCGCGGTTGTACGCCGCTGGCTACGCACACAACAACTGCGGTGGCGGATGTGTTCGAGCGGGCCAGGGGCAGTTCAAGAAGCTGCTGGAGCAGAACCCGGAGCGGTTCGCGGTATGGGAGCGCGAGGAGCAGAAGCTGCGGGAGTACCTCGGTAAAGACGTCGCGATCCTGCGTGACCGGTCGAAAGACGGTATCGACGCGTACATGGCGCAGCAGCCCGAGGGCGCTAAGCGCGTGTCTCTGGTGCCGCTGACGCTGCGCGCGTTCCGCGAGCGTGTTCAGGGCAACGGCGAGGTGGAGCAGGACGAGATCGGCGGCTGCGGCTGCTTCGTAGATGACGAGGCCCCGGCCCAGCCTGTGCAGCTTGAGCTAGATACCTCGCTGCTGGAGTCGTTCGGCGACGAGGGTGCAGCATGAGCAGCTTGTACCAAGAGGTGATCCTGGATCACTTCAAGAACCCGCGTAACCACGGCCTCGCCGAGGTGTTCGACGCCGAGGGTTTCGCTGTCAGCTCGGTATGCGGTGACGAGGCGCGTGTGCGCCTCACCGTGACCGCTGGCGGCGTTCGGATGACTCACGAGGTCACCGGTTGCGCGATCAGCCAAGCCGCCGCATCCGCCCTCTCCGAGGCGCTTGAGGGCGTACCAGCCGATGACGTCCCCGCTGTGCTCTCGCAGTTCTCCGGGGCTGTCAGGGGCCAGGAAACAACGCTTGACGGGGACGTCGCGGCGTTCTCGGGAGTCTCCGCGTTCCCGGCCCGGGTTCATTGCGCGCTACTCCCGGTGACAGCTCTGTACGCGGCGTTGGCTCGTCTGAACTAGTCCCGGAAATTCTTTTGGATACCCACTTGACTCGTAACCAAACCTCGGGTTAGTGCTCGCGGTGATCGCGGGCTACGCGGTCGTCACCCGACCTTGACATATAACGACTGATTGAGGAGACGCTGATGCGCACCATCCACACCACCCCCGCCGAGTTCCGCCGCGAGAACCGCGAGGTCGCCAACTCCGAGTGCATCCACGGGGTCCGGGTCTCGGACTGCGCTGAGTGCGTCCGGTACCGCGGCGAGTGCGACATGGGCGGGTGCCGGCGTAAGTCGGTAACAGTCGCCAAGAACGGGCCGGAACGTCGTCCGGTGTGCCGCCGGTGTATCCCGTTCGCGAAGTCTCTCGGGATGGTGATCTGACCGGGTGGACAACCCGCTCGGATGGCGGTTCGTGCTCGACGGGGATCTCGCCGCGGTGCACGAGCATGTCGATTCTCGGGCCTGAGAGCCACGCTGGCGGACGATCACGCACGGGCTGATGGATCGGACCCGCGGCTTGACTTCGGGACGTCAGAGTCGCTGGAAATCCGCGGAGAAATTCTTCGACAGACCCCTTGACTCGTAACCGACAGCTGGCTTATGATTGAGTCATCCCGATCGGGGAGGTCCCCCGAAGCCCGAGAGCCGGGTAATCCCCGGCACCCACCGAGTCCGAGGTAAGCCCTCGGTTACCGAGTTCACAGTCCCCCGGAAGGGCCGGCGGACAGAAAGGAGTCCCGAAATGAACAGCACCGTGAAGCAGGCCATCGCACTCGGTCGCGAGGCCGGCGTCCAGGTCCAGCCCTGGGGCGGCGATGAGGTCCGCCTCAACGGCGGGATGATCATGTCCGCCTCGGACGCGATCGACTGGGGCATCCGCCGGGTAGCAGCCCGGTAACCCCGGGCTCTGAGCCCTCGGCCTTCGGGTCGGGGGCTTTTCTCATGCGCGGGTAGTACCTACGCCGACCGGGCTGCCGCGAAGATGCCCCGACCCACGGGTACGGGGATGCACCGTCGACTGGGATGCCGATTCCCGGGGCTGCGCGCCCCGCTGAGCAGCGTTCTCCCGCCTCGGCATGGGATGGCACCGCGCCTTGACTCGGAACCGGCAGACGAGCCGTGAGTCGGGCGGAAAATTCTCGCCAGAATCCCTTGACTCGTAACCAAACCTCGGGTTAGAGTGGTCTCAACAACAAAACAAAGGCCAGCAAGATTCAGGCGAGCCCAGACCGCGCGTTGACCCTGATGCAAATCCCGTGTAATGCGGAGCCCCGGCCCACAACATACTTTGAAGTCCAGCTCTGAGCCGAAGCACGTGGCTACGACGAGCTGGCACCGAGCAGGCAGGTTCGCTCAGCCGACATCACCGCGCTGACCGTGTTCGATTCACGGCTGCTCACGCTGACTTGATTCGTAACCAGAAGGGGATGACATGACCATCCACGGGGCACGCTCGCGCCAGGAGCTGATTCTGGCCGAGTTGGCGCGGGCCAACGAGACGATCCAACGGCACGACGCGATCGTGGCCGTCGATGACGACGGCGAGAGCTTCTCGTACGTCGATCCGAGCAAGCTACCTGCGGAGTTCCTCGAATACTACGCGGGACTCCGAGCATCGGCCTACGCGCTCGGGGCGATCTCATGACCATCCACATCGCATCACGAGGACCAGCTGGCTGGACAGCCCGGGTGCTGTTCACCGCGGGCACCGTGCTCACGGTCGTCGACGAACGCGGCCGGCGACACCTGATCGACACATCCAAGACCACTACACGCCGCATCGCGGCTTGACACCGTAACGAGAGGAACACCATGACCAGCACACACGCGTGGTTCTCCACGCTCTCGACCCCGGAGCTTCAGCGCATGGTCACTTCGGTGAACCGTGACGCGGCAGCTGCCGCTGCTACCGAGCTCGCGCTGCGAGGAGAGATCCGATGACCTTGAGCGATGCAGTAGACCTGATCAACGTCGAGCGCGTGAAGTGGCTTCGCTTCTGCGAAGCGGCCGCAGCCCGCGGCGACAAGGAAGACTGCCTAGTCGGCGGGGCTCGGGCCCGCGGCCTGGCAGACGCACTGGCAATCCTGGCGAAAGTGGTGCCCTGATGAACGAGACAGAGCTCAAAGCGTTCAATCAGATAATCGCGGCGTCGTACTCGCCAGCTGAGCTCCGCAAGCTGTACCGACGGAGTAACCCGGGCCTGCCGCTGAGCATCGAGCTGGCGTTGTCGGTCGGCGCGATCGTCGCTGGGGCTGCGCTGATGTTCCTGATCACGAAAGCGGCGGGGCTGTGAGCGGGGAGTGGTTCCAGACCGAGTACGGGGCGTGGCACAGCTCGGACAACTGGCAGCTGGTAGCGCTCACCGACAACACCTTCGACCTGCATCGGTTCGACCGGGCAGAGGCCACGTGGCGGAAGGTGTTGAACACCGACAGGCACACCGCTGAGGTGTACGTAGACCGCGTCGAGAAGAGGAGATAGAAATGACAAGCAACGTGGCGACCAAGCTCATAAACCTCATCCACAAGTCGCACAGGCTGGACGGGGATGCCGCCTCTGTCACGGTCCGGAAGATCCTGGAGAAGTACAACGTCACCGAGAAGCCGGGACGTTCCCGGATCGTGAAGATGGCCGAGCGTAAAGGCCGGATCTTCGGCGGTGCCTGGGAGCGTGCGATGCGGATCGCTATGCAGATCATGGGTCGCGAGGTCACCGAGGAGTACACCCGGTTGGAGACAGTCTGGCGCGACCCGTCGACTCCGACGGTCGCCGCTAAGGCTGACGCTGTGTCGAAGCTGTACGCCAACGGCCAGGGGCCGATCCCGAAGGAGCAGGCCCGTATCGACCTCGGTTACACCGCCACCCAGCGCGAGCAGATGCGCGACTGGGACAAGCAGGAGACCGAGGCGGTCCCGTTCGGGACGATCCGGGTGACGGCTTCCAGCGATGGCCGTGCCGTCAACGTCTTCATCAGCAACGGCGACGGCACTTGGGTGACGATCTTCCACGACAAGGGTCATGGGGAGGGCCACCTGGACTGGAGCGCCCCGTGGGGCGCTCTTCTTCCCGGAGAAGAAGAGGTCTTCCGACCGTGACGCTTCCTTCTACACCACAGACGCTGCCGGCCGAGGATGTCGTCGGGCCTCGGCCGGTGCTGCAACAGAGAGACCGCTGCGACGCGTGCTCTGCCGCGGCGATGGAGCGCTGGGAGAACGGTCAGTTCGAGCTGCTGTTCTGCAAGCACCACGCCACCGAGCACGCTGAAGGGTTGTTCACCGCGTCGTGGGTACGGACTGAGTCGTGGGCGTTCGTCCGCGAGAACCTGTCGGGAACCGTCGGGCTGAAGAGAGTGAGGCAGGTATGACTAAGCGCCTGGCCTTCGTCGTCTGGTTCGTCGTCGGCGCTGTGATGCTCGCAGCGGCCCTGGTAGCCCCGTCAGCGCGTGCTGACGGGTTCTCCGGGTGCGAGCACCGGTCGGTGTCTCACCAGCTGGAGCACGGTGGTCTGAGGACCGATTCAGACTGGCACGTGGCACACGGTGACCTGCCGACGTGCGATCCGGAGAAGAAATCCGAGAGCAAACACGACTCAGCCGGCCAGGGCAAAGACCGCGGGAAAGACAAGAAGAGTCGCTACTGCCGGAAACGGTGGTACTGCTGACCAGCTGCTTCGCTGCGGATCGAGTCGTGGTCTGGTAGCTGTAACACCGGTATCGGTTGTGACGATGCCGGTTCAGCTACGAACTTAGTGACGTTTGACACTTGCGCCGGACTAGATCAAGTGGTCTACTTTCTCCCACGGGGGAAGAGTCCCAGATCTGGGACACCAGAAAACTACGTCGCACTGTCAAGTATCGAGGGGGTTGTGCCTTGCGCTGTAACAAGATGCAAGATACGTTGGTCTGTAATACAAGGAGGACCGATGAGAACCACCAGAGAACAGCTCCCCCCGCCTCTCGCTAGAAGTGATTGAGGCCCTGAAAGCTACGGGGGAGACTGAGGCGGATATCGCCCGGATGTACGGTGTGACACCGCAGGCTGTTTCATGGCACGTTCACACGTACGGAGGCAAATTGACCGCTCGGCAGGTTATCCGCCGCGAATACCCGTTCAAGGTCCCCGAGCCTCTTTCTCAGTGCTCGCCGCATAAACGCCTGAGGGATCATGGCGAATACATCGCCACACGCGGCAAAGGCATGAAAGAATACAAGCTGAAGCGTCTCCGGTCGTTTTACCGGATGCTTCGTGAGAACAATTGGGTTGTCGAGTTTGATCCGAACATCCCGCCTATACCCGGGGTCAGCAAATGCGGGGGTTGGGCATACAGGGATCGCCAGGAATCCGACGAAGACCTACTCATCAGAGTCAACGAGTACGCAACTCTGTCCGAGATCGGACGTCATCACATCTGGCGTTTCCCGAGCGTGGAGCCCTGATAACCACCCACCCCTTTTCTTAGAAGAATGGTTTGCACCGTATGTTCGAGATCACTTCCCGAGTTATCGGTAAGACAATCGTCCCTACTCTGAACGTGGTTAAAGACGCGTATATACGCGCCAATACACTCGATCTGGTCCCCGGTATTCGCGGCCTCCACGTTTACCGCTCTACGTGGCTAACCGACGACAGCTACCTTTACCGGGAAGTGAAAGACTTCATCGACAGGTATTGCGAGCCCGACGCTGTCGAACGCGAAGAGCGTCACGGCGACAAATACATCATGGGCGAAATCGGGGAGTTCCTGAGCTATATTCTCCGCCGCGAATACCAGCCCGCGGACTTCAACCCGTGCCCGTTGCTCGTGGAGCTGGGCCTGGCCAAAAAGCGTCGCTGCAACGCGACCCGCAAACCTAAAGAGGAGGTAGCATCATGAGCAACATCTGGGATCAGCCGGCGTATCAACCCGGCTACTACCCGCAAGCCGACGCGGCTGCTCGCGCGGCCAAGCGGAAAGGCCGTATCGAGGGCTGGCTGGCTCTGGGAGCCATCGTGGCGCTGATCGTGCTGATGTCTATCAGCCCCGGTCACGCTCTGCTCGTGGTGCTCGGGACCGCGTACTTCGTCCCGACGATCGTCGCGTACTACCGGAAAGCCTCGCTGAAGCAGCCTGTCGCTGTGATCAACGTGTTCCTCGGCTGGACGTTTATCGGGTGGGTCGTGGCGCTGGCTATGGCGGTGAAGTGATGCGCTGCGACGACTGCGGACGAGAGTTCGCGGATGACGAGTTGAACGGAGTCTACGAGACGGGCGGTAGGGACCGGCGTGTCCACATTCCGTCGTGCGAGTGGCCCACGCGCGCCGACCCTAAAACGCTTCAACCGAGGTTGCGGTGAGGGAGGATGTTCTATGCCCACTGACTTGACACGTAACGAGTACAAGTACGAGAAGAAGCCTCGTTCGGTCTCGCAGCTGTCGTCGTTCGAGAAATGCCCGATGGCGTACAAGCTGGCCCGGATTGACAAGGTCTGGCGTCGACCGGCGGCGTGGCTCCAGCAGGGGACCGCGGTCCACGCGGTGGCCGAGCACTACATGCTTCGCCGGCTGGGTTTCGAGCCGGGTGGCCCGATGACCCGCGAAGAGGCGTACGAGGTGTTCAAGGACTCGTACCAGGAAGGCATCAGCGAGTCCACGGACGTCACGCCGAACCTCGACTGGTGGTTCTCGTCCGGGCCGTACCGCGGCCCCGACGACGTCGAGCGACGCTGGAAGATCGGGCTGGAGCAGGTGGATAAGGTCATCGACTGGATCGAGAACCATCCCTCGCTGGAGGTATGGAGCACCCCGGACGGCAAGCCCGGGATCGAGCTGGATCTTGACTTCATGCTCGGGGATATCCAGATCAGAGGCTTCATCGACGCGGTACTGATCCTCGAAGGTGAACCGATGGTTGTAGACCACAAGACTGGCCTTAAGCCGGGGGATGACTTCCAGCTGGCGGTGTACGCGCTGGCGCTGAAGAAGCTCTACGGCCTCGACGTCCAGCGCGGGATCTACTTCATGGCGAAGACCGGTAAGCCGACGTATCCGTACGACCTCACCGACTGGACCGAGGAGAAGATCACCGAACGGTTCCTCGCGATGGAAGCGAAGCTGGAGGCGGGGGAGTTCGAGCCGAACCCCGGTGACGCTTGCGCGAGGTGCGACGTGGCGTTGAGCTGTGAATACTCTATGGCCTGAAACTTGATTCGTAACGAGAGGTAACGATGAGCAATCCATCACTAGCGACCGAGGAGCAGCTGACCGAGCTGTTCGGGGTCGATACAGACACCGTCCGACGCTGGCGCAAGCAAGGCCTTGCCGCGGTCGGGGACTACTCGCCGAAGTGGGGTAAGCCGACGCCGTTGTTCAGCGTCGCATCCGCTGCTCGGTATCACAGGAAGGGCTGAGTCATGGTCGAACGATGGACTCTTGCTGATCCGGCGCTGAAAGCGACCGTGACCAAACGGCCAGGCCCGGGGAACCTGTTGGACGTCGAGCTGGAAGACAAGAGAGCGGTTCACGAGCTCGGCGGGGTGCTGCGCGCTGCTCGCCGGGGTCTTCTCGGCGCTCCGCTGGTGAAGTTCCTCGGTACGACTGAGTCGGCGCTGATCAAAGCTACCGACAAAGTCTGGGCTGAAGAAGTCAAGGCCAAACAGGAAGGCCGCACGATCTACAACGGGTTCATAGCGAGAGGTACGAAGTGAACAGGATGGCTATGGCCGCGCTCGGAGGGTTGTCCCTAGCCGGCGCGCTGGTGTTCGGGATAAGCGCCGGGATCGCCCGGGTTATCGCTGTTGAAGACTCGACGGAGGAGGAGGAGTGAAGGATCTGACCGCGGTTCAGTACATCACGGCTCTACGGGTACTGGAGGAGCACCAGCCGGCCGAGTACTCCTGGGGAGTCGACGGATGTACGTGCAACGCCAGCGTTGAGTTCGGGCAGCAAGCTGAGCACCAGATGCGGGAGATCGTCAAAGCCCTCAGGGAGGGCTGATGCTGTCGATCATGCAGTCGATCGAGCAGAAAGGGAACGCGGGCGACCCTCTGCCTGTACCGTTCCGGTCGCTGACCAAGCAGGGCATCAACTTCCTGCGAGGGCAGCTGGCGCTGATCGCGGCAGCACCCGGAGGGGCTAAGTCGGCGTTCACGCTCGCCCTAGCGCTCAAAGGCCGTATCCCGACGTACTACCTCTCGGCTGACTCGGACGCGTTCACGCAGTCGACTCGCATCCTCTCGATGGAGCTCGGGATGCCGCTGGCTGAGTCCGCTCGGGCGGTACGCGAAGGTCAGTTACCTCCGCAGGTGCTGACGTGGAACGCGGCCCCGGGGAACCCGCACGGTATCCCTATCCGGCTGAACTACTCGGCGCAGCCGACGCTCAAGGTCATCGAGACCTCGCTGGCCGCGTACGAGGAGACGTTCGGGAACTACCCACAGCTGATCGTGATCGACAACATCACGAACGTCATCACCGGCGTAGCCGCGAACGACGAGGACCCGTTCGGCGGTCTGGAAGTACTGATGGACTGGCTGCACGAGAAAGCCCGGGAGACCGGCGCGTGCATCATCGGTCTGCACCACGTCACCGCTGACAACAACTCCGGTGACAAGCCGATCCCGCTGTCGGGGATCAAGGGGCAGATCGGTCGCGTACCCGAGCTTGTAGCCACCTTGCACCGAGTCCCGTCGACGTTCGGCGGGGACACGCTGAGGGTGTCGGTGGTCAAAAATAGGTCAGGAAGAGCTGACCCTTCGGGCCGGCTGTACGCCGAGCTGAAGTTCGACGGCTCGAAGATGGAGATTAAGGATTTTTGATGCCCGATAACTTGATTCGTAACGGGGTGACGGTGTTCACCACAGGCCCGGACTGCTTCAAGTGCACGCTCACCAAGAACGCGTTGACCCGCGGCGGTGTGGAGTTCCGGGAGGTCCGGCTGGACAAGGACCCCTCGGCTCTGAAGCTGGTGAAGCAGAAAGGCTACGAGACCGCTCCGGTGGTTCACGTCGCCAGCACCGGCGCGTGGTGGGACGACTTCCGGGCCGACAAGATCCGGGAGCTGATCAAAGGAGCGAAGAAGTGAGCGACCCGGTAACCCGCGCCGAAGCAATCGCCGCTTACGCCGCCACACCTTGCGCCACATGCCAACACCCGTCATCGCATCACTCGGACATCGGAACTTGTGAAGCGTGCAGTTGCGAATCATTCGAGGAGGAGCCGTGAGCGGGGACGCGCAGAAGATCATGATCGCGGTTCAGCGCCGACATCGGCGGACGTTAAACCTGGAAACTGGACACTCCCACTGCCAGGGTACGCGGGTGGGTGAATGTGATTTCCGCGACGGTTCGCTCGACGATTTCGAGGCCCACGTCGCCGCCGAGATCGACAGAGCCCTCGGAGGACTCAGGCGGGAAACCCGCGTAATCGAGAGCATCTTCGAGCTGGGCGTGCCAGAGCCTGCAACCCGATTCGTTACCCACTGGATGGAGATACCTGATGAGTGATGTTGTTGAGCGCGCCAAGGCTGCGCTGGTCGACTACGAAGTGGCGAAGGGGTCTCGGGTCGCGGTCGCACCGGGCCGGTCCTACCGGCTGCTCGCCGAATTGGTGGCCGAGGTTGAGCGGCTACGGGCAGAGAAGCTTGGACTGGAAATCTCGGAATCCAATCTGCTTGTCGAGCTGCGCAACGACCTACGGACTCTTTGGAGGAAGCGTGAACCCTGAGTTGCGTGCTGTACTCACAAAAGTCCTCGGGCGGCACGAGTTTGTCCCCGCAAGTTTCATCGCGGACCCGAAACCGGCGCACTGCGCCTGCGGTGAGTGGTGCGATAGCGGACTCTGGCAAGCGCGTGTTCGGCACAACTTCCTGGAGCATTTCGCCGAGGAAATCGACAAAGCCCTCGGAGGACTCACCCGTGAAACTGTTCCCGCCCGCTGGGTGTCGGGATGGAGCGAGGCATGAGCATCGAGCAGCTGATCGCGTACTCGATCATCGCGTGGGGCGCAGGTCTGTGGCTGGTCGGGTGGCTAGATGGCGGCGGCTAAGAAACCGCGTCGCTGCGTCGACTGCCGAGACGCGGGTAGGCCGCTCACACGGCCCGCACCTCACCCGGGGCCGCGCTGCGCTACGGACTGGCGACTGAAGAAGTCAGACCGTAGGGAGACGGCCAGGGAGCAACGTCTGATCGATACCTACGACATCGACCTGGATGAGTACGACAAGATCAAGGCTCATCAAGGAGGCAAGTGTGCTATCTGCCGTATCGCCACCGGAGCCAGGCGCGCACTCGCCGTCGATCACGACCATGCAACGGGTTACATCCGGGGCTGTCTCTGTAAGCCCTGTAACGTAATGCTGGGCCGCGCAAGGGATTCCACGGAGTTCTTCGAGCGCGCTATCGAGTATCTGAAGAGCCCGCCCGCGTTCGCGGTGATCGGGAAACGGATCGCTCCGATCGAGCGAGAGAAGCTTTCGGCACGCGCCGAACTTGACACGTAACCACTAGGAAGGAAACACCATGAACCATCCCGTACCAACCGCCCGCCCGAACCTGATCCGTCAGCAGGTCCTGGCCGCGCTGCTCAACCCGAAGACCTACAAGCTCGCCCGGAACGTCTCGGAAGAGAACATCGACCGCACGGCCCGGAGGTGGGGCAAGTGAGCTGGTTAGCGGTCGCGGCGTTCTGGCTCATTCTGACCGGACTTGGCACGCTCTTCTCGATCGCCGTGGCGATCGCTGGTGTCGGCGAAGACCTGGCCTGGTTTTGGTCGGGGATCGCAGGCACAGCGGTGCTCGGCACGGCCGCATCCCTGCTGTGCGGAGTGGTGTTCTGATGGCCGGCTGGATGAAGATCGAGGCGTTCATCAAGGTCGATCCGACGGTGGACACCGAGGACGTCTACAACCTGATCGACGAGACGCTCAAGCGCGAGTTCCCGTACCACGAGGGCATCGAAGTGTACGAGGTCGTCCGGTGGAACCTTCACAAACGCTGATCGCGAAGGTCATCGAGCGCCTGGCCCCTGACTGGGTTCCGCCCGAGGACACGGGCCGGGTGTGGATTCCCTGCCTCTGCTGGGCCCACGAGGAGTCGCGGCCGTCTGCCGCGGTGTCGTACCAGCTGAACGCCTTCAACTGCCTCGCTTGTTCGGCGCGGGGCAACGCGATCACGTTGCTGATGACTTACGAGGAGGTGAACTATCAAACAGCAGTCGAAAGAGTACAAGAGCTATCTCCTTCAGGCGTCGCAGCGTTATCACAAAGCGCTGGCTGGGTCCGCGGCCGAGGAGTATCTGGCAACCCGCGGGCTGACCGCGCCGGCTATCGCAGAGGCGGTGACGCAGTTTCGCCTCGGGTACGTGGAGGAACCGCTGCCGGGTCACGAGATGTACAAAGGGATGCTCGCTATCCCTTACCTGCGATGGGCTCCGGACGAGCGGTGGCAGGTGGTCTCGCTGAGGTTTCGTCGCCTAGACGCCGCCGAGGGCAAGGCGAAGTACCTGACCGTCCCAGGTGACACCGGGCGGCTGTACAACACGCTGGCGCTGCTGCAGCCGGGTCAGCGGATCGGGATCGCGGAGGGCGAGATCGATGCGTTGACAGCGTCTGTCGCGGGGTTCCCCACGGTCGGGGTCCCCGGAGCGCAGGCGTGGAAAGAGCACTTCCGCGAGCCGTTCCTCGGTTACCGGGAGGTGCTGATCCTCGCGGACGGTGACGATGCGGGGATGCAGTTCGCCGAGACGGTGGCGGGTGTTCTGCCCAACGCCAAGATCATCCCGATGCCTGATGGCTCGGATGTCAACGACCTGGTGCTCAGCCAGGGAGTACAAGCACTGAAAGACAAGGTAGGGATATGACAGAAAGCATCCTGGAAGAGGCGCAGCGCCTGATCCACGGACCTCGCAACAAAAACTACGGGCACCCCCGGGAGAACTTCGCCGACATCTCCGCGTTGTTCTCCGCGTACCTGGAGCGCCCGATCACTGACCTCGACGTCGCGAACCTGATGATCCTGGTCAAGGTGGCCCGGGTGAAGGGTACGGGGTATCACCGGGACTCTTACACCGACATCGCGGGTTACGCCGGCTGCGCCGAGCGGATCTACGAGGAGCCGATAGAGGAGGACGGTCAGCTCGCTCTGTTCGATCTTCCGCTGCCCGACGACTTGATTCGTAACGAGGACGAGGACTCGCTGACCTGGATCGACTCCCGGATCGACTACCTGAACGACATGGTCCTCGACCTGGACGAGGTCGCCGAGTGAGCCACTACGTAATCCACCGGGGCTCCGAGAAGTCTGACTACGGCAACGGGACTTTCCTGTCCGTAGTTGTCCCCGACATCACCTACACATCTGTCACCAACGCAATCAACGCGCTGGACGACGTCTACCGATCAGTACGCGCGGAGCTATCCCTCCTCGCAGAGAAGGGGACCAAATGACTCAGCGTATCGTCTTTCTACCCGATACTCAGTTGCCTTACGAGGCGCGCAAAGAGATGCAAGCGGTCATCCGCTTCATCGGGGATGTCCAGCCGTACGGCGTGGTACATATCGGTGACATCCTGGATCTGCCCCAGCCCTCGCGATGGAACAAAGGCACAAAGGGCGAGTTCGAGGGTTCGGTGTACCGCGACGCGGACTACGCCAAGAAGCACCTCCTGGAACCTCTCCGCAAGGTTTACGACGGGTGGATCGGGGCTCATGAAGGGAACCACGACTGCTCCTGGACAAACGCCCGGGCCGTCACCCGACGAGGGTTCGTCCACGTCGACGACCTGACGACCGACGACGAGGTTATGTCGGTGGACGACCAAGGACGCACGATCTGGCAGCAGATCGACGAGGTTGTCCGGTTCCCGTTCTCGGGCACGCTGTACTCCCTCGGAGGCCGAGAGATCAACGCGACCATCACAGCGAACCACCGAGTGGTGGGCCTGAACCGGGAGAAGACGAAGTGGGTCGAGCACACCCCGACGTCGCTGCCTGGAAACAAGATGTGGGTCTACACCGCCGGCGAGGGGTCGAACGAGGACTACCCGCTCACCGACACCGAGATCCGACTCGCGGTCTGGGGGCTCACGGATTCGCATCGCTCGCCCGATGGGCGCTGGACGTTCTACCAGTCAGGCGAGAAGGCGGAGCAGGTCCGGAAGCTGCTGGCCGACGCAGGCATCGAATACCGGGAACGGGCACGTAACCGAGGCATCACCGAGATCGACGGCAAGGTGCTGAAGGCTCCTCCGAAGACCCAGTACGAGTTCAGCCTGGGCAAGGTTCAAGAGTTGGATGATCTGCTCGACCGAGGTCGTAGCGAGCTCCCGACCTGGACACTGTCTCTGTCACAGCGGCAGGCCCGGCTGTTCCTGGAGGAGTACCGGTTCACCGACGGTACAGACACGACCAGCGCAGGGGATTCCTACGTGCTGTACGTGTGCAAGGACCGTATGCGGGAGCAGCTGCAGATGCTGGCTGCTGCCAACGGGCTACGGGCGTCGACCACCGAGTACCGGCCAGGTCACTGGCGTCTGAACATCAGCAACCGCGCATTGTCGGGACTGTACAAGAACACCGTCGAGGAGGTCGCGTACGAGGGAGAGGTCTGGTGCCTCCGAGTCCCTAACGGACGCTTCTTCATCGAAGACGGCGGCAAGATCCACCTGACCGGAAACTCTCGGGCCAGGGACTATCTCTCCAAGAACGCACCGGCCCTGGAGGGTACGCACGCTTTCGACATCGACGTGCTGCTCGACTTCGACGGGTTCGGTGTGGAGCTGCTGCCTGACTTCTACGACATCGCTCCGGGCTGGATCTCCACTCACGGGCACATGGGCAAGATGACGCTATCCCAGATCGCCGGATCGACAGCGCTCAACGGTGCCAAGAAGTTCGGCAAGTCCGTGGTCTGCGGCCACACGCACCGGCAGGCTGTCGTCTCGCACTCGTTCGGGTACGGCGGCTCGGTCCGCAAGACCGTCACCGGCATGGAAGTCGGGCACCTGATGGACATGAAGAAGGCCAACTATCTAAAGGGCGGAGCTGGGAACTGGCAGATGGGCTTCGGGATGCTCACGGTCGACGGCAAGCATGTCAAGGCTGAGATCGTCCCGATCCTGGGAGGCAAGTTCACCGTTGACGGCCAGGTCTGGGAAGTCTGACGCCGTGGCCTTGACACGTAACGGGAACGTTCTGCCGTACCTGCACTTCGAAGCCCGGTCCCGGGAGATTCCCCGGGTCGAGCTGATCGAGGTTCTGGTCGAGGAGACCTACGCCAAGCGCAGTCTGGAGCCGGTGAATGGATGACTCTCTCCTGGACAAGCGCCTCAGACGAGGTGCGAAGTCCGCAGGGGTGGAGTGGTCTCTGACCGCCGATCAGCTGGAAGACCTGACCGGGGACCTGTGGGTCGCTGTTCTGGAGAAGTCGTCGCGGATGACCGCGGCTACGCAGCCGTCGGAGGGCGAGGCTATCTCGTTCCTGCGCCGTCACGCGTATCAGATCCTGAGCGAGTCCGCGTTCGCGGACGACCTAGCCCGCGGTGACTGGGACTACTCGTCGGAGTCGATCAAAGACGCGCTCAAAGGCCGATCGGACAACGTGTACCTGATGGAGGTGATTCCTCAGGCTGTATCCCAGCTCGTGGATCGCCACCCGCCGTACGCGGAAGCGCTCAAGGTTCGGTACATCGACGGGGTGGTTCTGCGGGACCAGGCCGCCAAGGACCGGCTGAAGAACGCTCACCGCGCGGTGCTCGAAGAGGTCCACAAGGTCATCAAGCAGACCGACGACCACGACGGCCCCGGCTCACGGTCCAAGGTGTTCCCGGACTCGATCCGGTCGCACAACGGTCCGGGTGACCCTGTCGGGGAGATGGCTACTCGTCTCGCTGACGACGGGTGGAAGTCAGCCGGCGAGGACGGTCTGACGTACCGGGAGCTGGTCGACCTGGCTACCGCCGAGCAGGTGACCTCCAGTGCTCCGAAGCATCACCGGGCGTGCCCGGTGTGCCACCACATAGTGCCGATCAGCTCGGGACGGTTCAGGGATCACCTGATCCCGTCCTGCGCAGGGTCAGGGGCTGCCGCGTGAACATCTTCGACGGCCAGTTCAGCGGTATGTCCGGCGTCGACATGTACCGAGCGTGGGTGACGCCTGAGCTCTACCCCAACCAGAAACCAGCCCTCCTGGCTAATTGGCCAGACGAGGACAAAGAGATGTTCGTGGGTGCCGAATGGACCCGCGGCTACAACCGGAAGGAAACCGAATGACCGTCACCACCGATCCCTGGGCCTCGAACGACAACGGCCCCGAGCAGCCTGTCGCCACCACCGCTCCTGCGACCACCGTGGTCAACAACAGCAGCAACGTGGCTCCTGGCGAGGGCAAGATCGTCACCACCCTGAAGGGTGGCCGGGACTTCGACGCGCCGTGGATCGTGATCCACGCTTCGTCGGTCGAAGAGTCCGACGCTCTGCTGGACGCGAAGTTCAAAGACTACATGGACAAGGTGAAGAAGGTCGCCGCGGCATTCGCAGGCGGATCGGCTGCACCGGCTCCCGCGCAGTCCTCGGGCGGCGGGTACCAGCGACAGGCTCCGCAGGGTGCGCAGGAAGCTCCGGAGTGGGCTCCGCCGAAGCCGTACGACGACTTCGTCTACAAGACCGGTGTGTCGAAGAAGACCGGCAAGGTCTGGCACGCGTGGATGCCTCCGACCAAGGATGACGGTCGCGACGCCAAGTTTTTCTACGCCAATTAACTTGACTCGTAACCACCTAGGAGGGTGTAATTGAGCGAGGAAATCAAGGTTCCGAAGTTCATGGTCATGCTCCAGAACGGGTTGTTCTGGACGTTCCCGGACGACTGCGAGTACCGCATCAGCGGTGACGAGCTGGCAGTCGACTTCGGGGAAGGGGAGTACCGGGTCTTCCCGATCAAGAACAACATCGCCTACTACGGCCGGGTGATGGTCAAGGAAGAAACCCCGGAGGGTCAGATCCGCCGGGAGCTGAGGCTCTAACGTCTCCAGCTTGATTCGTAACGAAGGGAGGGGCGGGTGAAGCAACACCGCTACCAGATCAAGGACGAGACAGTTCTGGTCAACGTCGTAGAGCACGAGGATGATCTCGACGGGTTCGAGAGCTTCATCCGCTCCAACCTCCGGATTCTCGGCCTCGATACCGAGACCACGGATCTGGGGATCTACAAGCCGGACTTCGGTATCCGGCTGATCCAGTTCGGTAACCCGTGGGAGGCGTGGGTCCTGCCGGTGGAGCGGGGCGGTGTGTTCGTAGGAGCCGCCGTCACCGCTCTCCAGAAGGTCCAGCGGTTCGTGATCCACAACGCCGCGTTCGATCTCCAGGTGATCGAGCGGACGCTCGGTGTGCCGATGGAGCAGATGTGGCCGAAGGTCGAGGACACCAAGATCTACTCGCACCTGGTAGACCCCCGGGCCTACAAAGAAGGTGGGACCGGCCACAAGCTGGAAGAGCTGACGAAGTTCTACATCGACCCGGTGACCGCCGAAGAGGTCAAAGCCTCGATGGCTCGCCTGGCCAAGAAGCACAAGACCACCAAAGACAAGATCTGGGCTCTGGTCGACCTGGACGACCCGGACTACGAGCTGTACGCCGGCATGGACACGATCCTGGTGTCCCGGCTGCTGGGCAAGGTAGCCCCGCTGGTCCCGGAGTCGTCGCACAAACTGATCCCGTACGAGCACAAGCTCGCCGAGGTGATGTCGTACGTCGAACGCACCGGGTTCCTGCTGGACGTCGACTACTCGGAGAAGCTGTCCGCGGACATGCTGAGGAAGGCCGAGCACTACACCGCGGTGGCTCGGTACGCGTACGGGGTCGACTCGGTGAACTCCACCGAGAAGCTGGCCGACGGCCTGGAGCGCACGGGCGTGAAGATCAAAGGCCGCACGGCCACGGGTAAGCGCCAGGTGAACGCCGAGCTGCTGGAAGCTCTGGCGGAGGAAGGCAACGCGCTGGCGAAGGCTGCGATCGAGGCGAAGAAGTGGGGTTCCTGGGAGAAGACCTGGGTCCGCAACTTCGTCGAGCGGCGGGACGCTGACGACCGGGTCCACCCGGGGATCAATCCGCTGCAGGCCCGTACAGGCCGCATGAGCACGTCTAACCCGTCGGCTCAGAATCTGCCGGCCAACGACTGGATGGTTCGGCGCTGCTTCATCGCCGATCCTGGCGAGCTGATGGTCTCGGTCGACTACCAGGCGCAGGAACTCCGGGTTCTCGCCGCCCTGGCCGATGACCGCACCATGAAGCGCGCGTTCGAGGAGAACGCCGATCTCCATCAGATCACGGCCGACGCCTCGGGCGTCGATCGGAAGGTGGGGAAGATGGTCAATTTCGCGTATGCATACGGGTCTGGTCCTGCGAATATCGCTGCGCAAGCAGGGATTTCGTTCCAGGAGGCTAAGAAGGTGATTGCGGGGTTCGAGAAGTCCTATCCCGGAGTCACCGCGCTGTCCAAGAGCCTGCAGCAGGAAGCCGCTGCCCGGGGGTACATCGTGACTCCGACAGGTCGCCGGCTGCCGGTAGACCCCGACAGGGGCTATGCGGCTCTTAACTATGCAATCCAGAGCGCCTCAAGGGATGTCACGGCGAGCGCCGTCATCCGCCTTCATGAGGCTGGCTTGACTCGTAACATGCGCCTCGTCGTCCATGACGAGGTTCTGGCCTCGGTCCCTGCCTTAGAAGCGGAGTCCATGGCGAAGGAAATCGGACGAATTATGGAAATGGAATTTCGGGGGGTCCACATTGGAACAGATCCGGAGGTCCAAGGACCTACCTGGGGCCATGGATACGGCGCGCCCTATTGATGGGTGTCCGGGGTTCTTCGTGACCCGGGACGGGCGAGTATTCGGTCCGAGAGGCGAGAAGGCGCAGTCCACGATGAAGGGCTACGGGTACAAGTACGTCAGCTTCTGGAAGGACGGCCGGTCGTACAAGAGGACGGTCCACTCTCTGGTGGCGGAGGCCTTTATCGGAAAGGTGCCCAAGGGAATGCACGTGATGCACGGCCCTGGGGGGAAGCTGGACAACCGTGTGGAGAACCTGAGCATCGGCACGCCTAAGCAGAACGCGGCCGACAAACGACGGGACGGCACGCACCAGAGCGGCCACCTCGTGCCCGTAGCGAAGCTGACTCCTTATGAAGTCATGCATATCCGCACCCACAAAGGCGCGTACCGCGGGGTTCAACGGGATCTGGCCCTCGCTTACGGGGTGGTGGAGTCCGTGATCTGCAACATCATGCGCGGAAACACTTACCCATCTCTTTGACACGTAACGGAAGGAACAACGTGGAGTTTCAGGACTTTCTAGACAAGTTGTACCAGGTGTTCTCGCAGACCACCGGGGCTGAGGACCGGTTCTGGACGGTGACGAAGATCGTGCACGGTGACGACGAGCTTTTCGAGGTGTACGCGGTCGGCGAGGACGAGGACGACCCGTGGTTCATCGGGACGTTCAACAGTGAGGTCGATGCCGACTTCACCGCGTCGATCCACGGCGCTATCGCAGACCTGGTGCGCCGGTCGATGGAAGCGGTCGACGACGCGGCTCGGCTGGAGCTGGAGCGAGACAACCTGATGGGCCGGGTCTTCGACCTGGAGCTTGAGATCCAAGGGCTCAAGAGCGAGCTGGACCGTTACGAGGGGTTGGAATGAGCAAGCACGACTGGTTAACGTTCTCCGCCCTAAACGATGAGCAGTACTTCAAGTGCGTGGCTCAGTCCGAGGTCGCGAGGAAGTGGAGTCCGTACCTCTCGTTAGACGGCCCCGGCTACGAAGGCCGACACCGGCTGCCGGACGTCCGATTCAGCCAGGAGCTACCCGGCGGGACGGTCTACTGGTCGGTGAACCGGAAGAACTTCTTCCGCCGGGACGACAGCCTCCCCTCGGGATGGGTGCAGCGCATCTACCCGCGTGTAGCTACCAGCTTCAGGACCTCGGAATGAAGCGGGTGCGTGAACTGGTGCTGATCCGGATGCTCGACCACGAGGTTCGGCTGGAGCACCTGATCCAGATCATGCGGGGGTGGTTCCGGTGAGAGAGCTCTGGGGTAACGACGCTCGGAAGTGGCTGATCCGCAAGAGCCCGCACACCCAGGAGTGGATCGTGTTCCCGTCGGTCGGATCGTTCTACGGCGTCATCACGTTCCACCCGGACTACGAGTCGGCACGGGCCGACTTCATCAGGCAAACGAGGAGACCATAATGGCAAAAGCAGAAAGCAGCATCACCGTCAAAGTCATCCCGACCATCCTAGGCCCGGTGACGTTCCGGGAGACGCTCATCGACGGGCTGACGACCTACGCCCCCATCACCCACGACACCGCGGCGGTGATCGCGGACAAGGTGCTCGCAGGGACGAGCATCCTCACCGTCGACAAGGAGGACGTCGAGGAGCCGGTCAGCGCCGAAGGCCGGGACAACGGTAGGGGTAACCCTGCGTCAGCCGAGCCCTGGGTGTGGGGGAGCATCTATGCCGTCCCGCTGGGCGTGAAGGTTCGCGGCCGGGAGAGCGACGTCTTCTGGTGGGACGAGGACTACGAGCTCTGGTGGACTTCGCCTTGGTGGTCTGATCCTTACGGGGATTTGAACCGCGTGTGGTTCCTCGACGCCGATTTCAACTCCAAGTTCGGCCCGTTCACCGAGGTGGTCGAATGAGCAAGCTGCCGGAGGGATGGGTCTGGACGGACGAAGCGAAGCGTGACCCCCGAACAGGTCGGGTTGTAGTCCGCGTGGAAGAGCAGTGGCTGTGGGACGCCGGTATCCGCCAGTTCCCTGAGCACTGGCGCTACGCCGACAACCCCGATCAGACAGCGACGGATACAGACGGGTGGCCGGTAGTCGTCCGTTCCACAGGAGGATTTCTGTGAGCAAGAAGAAGAAAGACGTCACCGTCGAGCAGCTGGCCGTGATCGCCGACCGCCTTACCGAGGCGGTGGATCTGCTGAAGATCATCTCGACGCAGACCCGTCAGTCAGAGGTGATTACGGTGCGTCAGCATGACGATCCGGAACTGCAGCGTCGTAAGGTGAGCGCGGCTCAGGAGATCGAGGCCATCCGCGCCGAGGAGGCGGAGCGCTACCACGCCTACCGTGACAAGCCTCTGCAGCCGTACGTACGGGTCCACGAATGAAGAGAGTAAGAGAACTGTGAGCTGGACCTACATCAGCAAGCACGCCTATCGGGCGGAGGGCTGCATCTGTGTGAGATCCCGCGGCGACCACGCCCAGTGTCCGCTCCACCAAGAGGAGTACCGCCTACGCCAGACGGGATGCAGCTGCTTCGCGGGCTGGCAGATGAGCGACGGCAGCCGGGTAGACCCGTACTGCACTGCTCACACACCCTTACAGGCGGGCGCAGACGCCAGGCTGGAAAGGCCCCGTAAACCCCTCTAGCGTCCACGCTGACGGACGCAACCACACAACTGAATAGAGACTACCAGAGAGCCCTCTGCGTGCCCTTACACGGCGCGTAGGGGGCTTTTCTGCGTTCTCGGGGGTAGCCGCTCTACGACATCCCGGCGTGTAGCTGTTCGACCACGCTGCCGAGCCTGAGATGCTGCTCGTACTCCTGCAGATCCCCGAAGTCGATCGTGCGAGTCAGCCCGCCGCGGACGTCGAACGTCAGCCGAACGTTCATCGACCGGAGCCAGGTGTTCTTACCCGAGGTGTCCTGCTGCCCCCACCAGTCCGCGAACCGCTGCCCGGTCTCTCGCCACTCCCAGCCCGACGGGCGAGCCTCTAGACCCTCCAGCTCCTCTTGCCGCGCGGCCAGCGCCGCAATACGAGCCTCCAGCGCCTCGCGCTGCGGAGAGCCGACCCGGTAGGCCGGGGAGCCGATCAGCGACGTCAGGTCCACCAGCTCCGCGTTCACCTCCGCGAGTTCGACCGCCGAGTCCGAGCCGGCTACCCAGACTTTCTCCAGACGCTCCGCGTCCCCGAGCAGATCCAGCACCTGCTCCTCGCAGAACGCGTCCCACTCCGCCATCGCGACCGTGCCGTTGCCGCACCGCTGCGCCCAGCCCCACGACCGGCAGCGGTAGCGCGAGTTCCTCCTACCGCCCCCGGTGAACTTGTAGGCGGGCTCCCCGCACACCGCGCAGAACAGCACCCGCAGCAGCAGCGACGGGGTAGAGACCGCAGGCTTGGCCCGGTCGGCCTTCACCAGTTCCGCCCGCAGCGATTCCAGCTGCTCGCGGGTCAGGATCGGCTCGGCCCGCACCAGCGGGGCGCCGTCGTCGTCTCGGACGGTCTTCCCGTTCAGCGTCGCGTACCCGAGCATCGCCTCGGAGATCAGCGACCGCTTCAGCGCGGTAGCCGACCACTCCCGGCCCTTGGGCTCTCGGCCTTGCAGCTTCGCGAAGTAGTCCTTCGGCGACGGTAGGCCGCGCTGGTTCAGGTCGTGGGCGATCTGGTGCAGAGGCTCGTGGTTGTCGACGACGCGGTGATAGACCTCGAGGATGCGTTCCCGCTGCACGGGGTCGACGAGCAGCCTCCACTCCCCGTCCACGCGGGCGGGCATGTAACCCCACGGCGGCAGGGAGCCGCGGTACTTCCCCGCGCGGATATTGAAATGCGCAGCCGAACGGTTCCTCTCCTTGATCGCCTCCAACTCCATCTGCGCCACCGTTCCCATAAGCGCGATCACGACCGCCGCAAACGGCGACGTCGTGTCGAAGTGCGCTTCAGTCGCGGAGACGATCAGCTTCTTATGGTCCTCGGCCCAGTGGACCAGCTGCTGCAGATGCCGGATCGATCGGGTCAACCGGTCTACCCGGTACGCCACGATCACATCGAACGGTTGCTCCTCGAACGCTAGCCACCGGGCCAGGTTCGGGCGGCGCTTCCGGTCGAACGGATCGACCGCTCCGGAGACGTCCAGATCCTCCGCTACCCCGACGACGTCCCAGCCGCGCTGGGCGCAGAGCTGCTGGCAAGCCTCCAGCTGGCGCTCCGGTGAAGTCGTAGCATCGGTGACGCGGGTCAGCCGGAGACAAAGCGTCGGTGACAGCTTCCGCCTCCAGCTCAGCCAGCGTCTTGGGCAGCGACTCGTTACCCGCCATGTCGATAGCGGTGATCGTGATCTGCTCGGAGTAGTCGGTATCCGGAGTCAGGCCGGTGATAGTCACCGACCCGAGCTCCGTAACCGGGGAGGTGTTCTGTCGAACGCCGTTGCGGTACACGTTGTAACCGCGAAGTCCGCTAGGCATCGTCGACAGCTCCCGAGGGTGTGATAGTGATCGAGGTGGACGTCGCAGACACGTCGACGTGCAACGCAGAGACGTTCGGAGGCGTAACGTCGCCTTCGCCGTCGCCCACGACCTCACCGGGCAGAGCGCCCTTGCGGAACTGGACAGCCGCGCACGCGGGTCCACCGGGACCGCCTTGGGTGTAGATACCGAGCCAGTGACCGCCGTTGCCGCCGCCGCCAGGCTTGGTGCCTGCGCCGCCGTACGCGTGCTGATCGCCGCCAGCGGCCAGCTTCAGGCCGTTGTATTCGACTTCCTCGATGCCTTTACCGACCGGCTTGCCGAGCGCCACAGGGCGCTGACCGGAGCCGTTAGAGCCGTTGGCAGCGGACACCTCGAACCCAGGGATCGACAGCTCAGCGCCATCCCACTCCAAGATCGTGGTGGTGCCGGAGAAGTGCTCACCACGGGTCCAGGTGACGGTGTTGACGCCGCCAGGCTGGCCGGGGTTGCCGTAGAACCCGAGGAACCCGTCGGCACCCTCGCCGCCCTTACCGGTGACGATCGCGTCGATACGGTCGCACCACGCCGGGACCGGGATAGCTACAGGCTTCTCGAAGAACTCGACCTGCGGGTCGTGGTGATCCGAGCCGGTGCCGGTGTCCACCGCGATACCGACGCGGGGGACGTTGTCGGTCCAGGTGACATCGGCTTTGTCCAGCGTGGCCGGAGGAAGAGAAGGCGTCGACAGCGATCGGGTGGCCCCGACGTTGCCGATCGGAGCGCCGTCGTTGTCCGGGAGGTTGAAGTCCCGGCCGCGCATCGTGTGCGTGCCGCCGACGGCGATGAACTCGTACGCCAGCAGGTCGCCGGCTACAGCCGCGATCGGGGTAGTGAGTTCGTAAGCCATGTTCGCGCCGGGAGACGCGGAGCCCGCCAGCAGACCCGCGATGTTCTCGGACTGGTGGATCAGCTCGCCCAACTCCGGGTCGGAGCGGTCGTCGACGCAGCGGTAGACGTTGATGTAAAAGTCGGTGATGCCCGAGGTGCCCCAGCCGATCCAGGTGATCAGGCCGATAGGCATCGACTGCTCGATGACATCGAACGCGATGATCGAGGTTCCGGGGGCGACCGAGACCGTGGAGTTCAGGGTGTCCAGGTCGAAGTTGCCGCGCTCGGACTTGTACAGCCCGGACTTCGGCTTCTTGTTGTTCTGGATGCCGAGGATGTCCCAGGCGAACCCGCCGCGGGCAGCCGCCGAGGAGATCTGCTCGATCAGCGACTGGAGATCCGAGATCCCCGCACCGATGCCGGTGACCCCGACGATGCCCGAGACGATCGCATCGACGATGCGCTTGATGGTCTCTTCGATCGACCCGCCACCGAGCACACCGCCGATCGCGCCGGGGCGGATGTTGGTCAGCGAGAAGATCAGGTCTTCGATCGTGTGCCCGATGTTCAAGGTGCCGGTGAGCGCCTGGACGATCGCGTCGATCACCGCGCTGATACGGGCCGCGGCGTGCTCTAGTTCGTCGCGCAGCTCTTGCGGCAGGTACGAGAGGATCTGCTCCAGCACGCGCGGCGTCTCGCGGATCGCGCCCATGATGGCGTCGACCGCGCCGGCTACGGTGTTGAACGCGCCTTCCAGCACGTTCGGGATGAAGTCTTTGAACTTCTGCAGCGCTTCCAGCGGCAGGCGCAGCAGCAGCTGCGGCAGCACCAGCAGCGCGTTGGCCGGGTTGAAGTCCGGGACCTGGAACAGCGACCGGGCGATGTCCTCGGTCATGTCCTGGCCGTAGCGGTAGTCGCCGCCGCCGATGACGAACGCGCCGTCTGGAACGTCAGGTACCCACTGGTCGTCAGCCACTAAGACCTCCGTTACATATCAAGTTCAGAGCAGCAGTTCGGCCGGGGGAGCCGGAGGCTTCCGTCCCGGGATGTGCTTGCTGATCCACGTCTGCAGGACGCGGATGTAATCGATCGACAGCTGCAGCCGGGTCTTGGTCGTGTAGTTCTCTTCTTCGAGCTGGTTGACGCGCACGGTCAGGTCCGCGATCTCCGCTTTGAGCGGGGCGATCAGAGTCACCGCGGTCTCGACGAAGATCTGCGAGGCCTCCGCCTCGGTCTTCTCGATCTCGGCAGGCTCCCGTCGCCGGGAGCGCCACTTCTCGCCGTAGATACCGATCGCGATGCCCGCAGGACCGCTAGCCACCGCCAACCAATCCAGGACCTCGGTCACCGTTTCGTAGGGGTGACGTGGCGGCGGATCACGAATCCGAGGACGAACGGTGCAGCCACCGCGTAGATAGCGACCGCCTGGTCGATCCACGAGACGTCGAACGTCTTACCGAGGACGAACCCGGCGAAGCCCAGGCCCGCGGCCACAGCGCCGCGCAGCACCGCAGGCTCGGGGACGTACTCCTCGATACCTTCGATGTCACCGTCTTTGTCCAAGTCCCAGCCCAGGTGCGGGATCTCGAAGCCGCCTGTGTCCAGCTCGGCGAGGTCCATCTCTTCGGTAGGCAGGTCAGACACGTGCAAAGGCTGGGTGTCTTCCAGGTCTGGCATAAGCGGGCCTCTCATTCGACCGCAGCCTGATGCTGCGGCAGTGGTGCGGTAGGAATCAGGCCCATTTGCTTGTAGATGTCGAGCTGGGCTTGCTGCTCTTGCTGGGTGAGCGTCCGAGGATCTTGGACACGGAACTTCGGAGGCTCCGGGGTATCCGAGGGAACCCACTGCGCAGCGGGGTTGTAGTGGCTCCGCGGCCCGCGGGCGGGAGCCTGGAACTTCTTGGTCTGCTGAGGCAGCTTGCTGACGTGGATGTTGCCGTTCTCGTCAGCGAGCCGGCGCAGAGAGTCCACATGCACAATCCCGAGCTCCGTGAAGTGCTTCGACCAGTACTTGGCCATCACCGGGTTAGACAGCGAATGACCTCCGGACGGGTGGGGGAGTCCCCAGAAAGCCCAGGCGAGGGCTTCCTCCGGCTTGTCCGGGTCGGCGTGTTCTTGGGTCAGGGGTTTGTGCATGTGGCGGGCTCTCTTCGTTACGTATCAAGCTCGGCTGCTACAGAATGCCGAGCTGTCCGAGGTTGGAGTTGATGTACTGGATCAGTTCGAACGCCTTGAGGATCGGGTCCTCGGGCTCTTTGTAACCGATCGTGATGGTCCAGCCCTTCGGGCCGTCGGACGTCCACTCGTAGGTGAGCTTGGTGACCCGCTCCACGAAAATCGTGTACGGATCGGGGTAGCCGAGTACCGTGGTACCGACCCGGTCACCGAGCCAGAAATGCCCGTGACCCCGCTCACCGATGATGTACGGGGCGGCGTCGGACACCTGGATCTCGTGCGAGTGCTTCGCCCGGGTAGCCCACTGCTTAGCGCGGGCCGCCATGATCGCGGAGATCGTGAACGCTTTGTCAGCGCCGTCGACCCAGCCCTCGTTGTAGTGGAAGTCCCCGAGGCCGGTGACGATGTCCTCTAGCCCCGCGATCGGCAGGCTCAGGCCCGCTGCGCGGAGCGTGGGGATCTCCATGAACGCGAGAATCACGTTCTCGTACAGCGGACGGGCGACCGCGTCCATGATGCCGCCGAGCGGCGGGAGGTCGATCGCGCCACCGAACGCGCCGAGCGTGGCTAGCTGGGAGTTGATCAGCGACGTCAGGAAGTCGCCGCCCATGTTGATGCCGGCCGAGATGATCTCGTTCACACCGGGCATCGACTGCCCGCCGAGCACGAACGACGTGTCCGTAGCTTCGGTGTACGTGAACTTCGAGGACTCGATGCCGGTGTACGGGGACTCCATGAACACCACGTGCGGAGCCTTCGGGTACGTCCCGAGGAACCCCGGGGTGTAGTACTCACCCGGGTAGGTCGGCAGCCCGGTGTAGATGTCGATGCCCTCGGTCATGCCGTCCGACGCGATGTTCATCACCGCGCGGACCAGACCGGTCAGCAGCGACCCGCCGAACGCTGTCTCCGAACCCCACCCGGAGTTGTCGACGATGTCCCAGACCAGGCAGCCGTGGCGCAGCGGGATCAGCGAGGCGATACCCTCGATCAGCGGCAGCCCCAGCTCACCGGACAGCTCCGCGAACGGGTGCGGGTCCTCGCCGTGGAAGTACCGGCGGCACACGATGGTGAGCTGCGAGTCGGCCAGGACGTTCTTCGCGGTGTCGTGGAACGACTTGAACCGGGAGAACACGATCGTCAGCGGGGAGTTGTCCGCGAGGAACGGGAACGGCTTGACGATGTTGCGCCAGTTACCGGGGTTCAGCGAGAACGGGAACCACTCGGAGATGTCCAGAGGGTTGTCCGGCAGCGTCCACAGCGAGGTCTCCAGGCGGAGGATGTTGACGAACAGCGTCAGCAGCAGCGCCCACTTCGCGGGACCGAACATCACCCACAGCTTCGGGAACTGGAACTCGGGCCGCAGGAACGGGTTCGCCCACACGTAGATGTGCTTGAGCTCTTCGTAGTCGTGCTTGAACACGACCTCCATGTAGACGTCGCCCTCTTTGGTCCGGACGATGTCGTAGTGGTCCATGCGGCCCGTCCACCGGGCACCCTGCTTGTCGAACGAGACGTGGACGTTGCGGCGGGCGCGACCTTTGTGGGACGCGATCCACTTAGCAAGGTAGTGGTCCAGCGAGATCGTGATCGACGCGGTGCCGGTCTCGTTCTCGATGAACTCGAACTTGTGGCTGCGCTCCCCGACGAGCTGGCCGCGGAGCTTGTAGTCGCCGTCCCAGAGGCGGATCAACGGCGGTGCGATCCGCTCGTCTTCCCGCTTCTGGCGGCGCTTCATGACGGTGTCCCAGAGCTGCTGGTGACCCGCCAGGGTTGTCATGTCTGCGGCGGGAGCTGGCATCAGCTCACCCCGAAGCCGAACCCGCTACGGTCTTCCTCGTAGTACTCTTCGTCGTACTCGGGCTCCTCGGGAGCCAGCTCAAACGAGCCACCCGTGAGGTTGATGTACTCTTCGGCAGAGCCGTCGCCGGTGATCTCCAGGCTCAGGACCGGGATGCCGAACAGGCGGAGGGTAAAACCCATCTGACCTGGCCTTTCAGACTATTCTAGGCCCCAAGGACGGGACCAGGCGCGCGGAAGGCGCAGCGTGGCAATCTGCCCGGGGACAGCCCCGGACACGGACAACTTGAACGTGACCTCGCCGGTGTACGGCGGGATGTAGTGCAGGAACCGGACAGAGTTCATCCGCTCCCAGATCGGGGAACCGGACTCCGAAGACACCTGCTCCTCGCGAGGGTCGGAGTCGACGACGACGTTCTCAGCCGGGTACGTGTAGCCCTCGCGGAGAACCACCACGCGGCTGCCGACCTCGTACCCGCCGGTCAGACCGTCCGTATCGACCGTCATGGTCGGGACGTCCACGCCTTGCAGGTCGTCGGTGAACCGGACGACGTACGGGCGACCGCCGTCGACGTTGGTAGCGGTCTCGATCGAGAGGTCGTCGCCTTCCAGACCGGAGGCGTTACCCACCAGCTGCGGCAGGTTCAGACCGCCAGCAGCGCGTTGGAACGACACGACGTACAGCCGGTCGCCGTCCTGCTCGGTGGTCACCTGGACATCGAGCCCAGCACCTCCCGAGAGCGTGCCGACGTCACCTGTCATCTCGTCGATGTCGATACCGCCGACGCCTTTGCCCGAGGCGTTACCGCCGAACAAGCCGCCGATGAAATCGATGATCCCCGAGATGATGTCGGTGATGACGCCCTGACTCTGGGCTTCGCCGAACGTGATGCGGTACGGCGAGTAGAACCACTCGTTCAGACCCTCGACCTTGACGTAGTTACCGTCGATGTTCGGCAGGTCCGCGATCCGGGCCGCCACCGTAGCCGGCGTCGCGTTGTACGCGATCGGAGCCGTGGTCTGCCCGTCGAGCGTCAGCGTGAACGAGCCCGAGGTCGGTTCCCCGACCAGCTCGACCACCTGGACCTCGTTGATCTTCGTCGACTTCACCTTGACGTCAGCGGAGCCGATCGAATCCAGCCCCACCAACGCGCCCTGAAGGTCGGCGTCGGAGGCGTTGAACGGGATACCGACCGTGGTCTCCGAGCCCAGCGACAGCGTGAACGTGCCGCCCAGAGCACCGCCTTTGAGGCGAACCGTCTGGACCTCGTTCGTCGCCCCGCCGAGAGACACCTCGACGTCGTTGGCGGAGATACCCGCCAGCGCGATCAGCGCAGCGCGGACCTCGTTCGGGGTCGCGTTGTACGCGATCGGCTCGGTCCACTCATCGCCGTACCCGATCTTGAACGTGCCGCCGGTCGGGCGTCCGTCGATGTAGATCTGCTGGACTTCCTCGACGCGTAGACCGCCGATCTGCCCAGGCATCCGGATACGCCGGGTGCCGAGCGACGGGTCCTCGTCCTCGTCGAGATCGAGCTTGTAATCCGGTACGGTCCACAGCGTGGCCGGGGACTTCGGAGCACCGAGCCACGGCAGACCGGGGATGTACGGTTCGGCAGGCTTCTCCGACGACCCGGGCAGCGTCCACGTCGGCCAGATGATGTTGTCCGTCGGGTTCGCGTTCGGGACCGTGATCTCGATGTCCTCGACCGGAAGCTCCGGCTGCGGCCACGGCCACGGTAGCGGGTTCGGGTCGAACGTCGTGTCCTCTTGGACCTCGATCGGATAGACGACATCGTCCTCGTACCAGAACGGGTCGCCAGCGACGACGACCATCTTCGTGATGTTGACCTCCCGACCGCGCGGGTCGGTGACCATGTCAGTCGTCGGGGACTCGAACAGCCGCACCTTCAGGTAGCGGTGCCCGGACTCTCCGGTGGTGATGTGGAGCTTCGCGTCGCGCTTGAACGACCACGCTTTGCGCCACGCCGAATCCCGGCGCAGCCAGGTCTCGTCGTTCTCGTCGTTGAGGATCTCGACGCCGAACACCAGGTCGCGTCGGAGGACGCGGTGGTTCAGGTACCGGGCGCCGGGGAAATTCCCCGGCTCCTCGTACGTCGCCTTCACCGGCGGGTCGAGCAGACCCGTCACCTCGGTAGCGAGGTAGATCCCCTCGGTGCCGTTGGTGAGATCGAACCACTCACCGTTGACACCTTCGAGTTCGACGAGGGTATCGGGGTCCAGCAGTCTGGAAGCCATGTAACTCCTCGTTACGTTTCAAGTTAGCGGCGTGTGTAAGTGAGCGCTTGCTTATTCACTTCGTTGTTCTTCACCGCGATAGCGTCGTCAACCGAGTTGACCTGGATGTTCATGACGTTTCCGAGCGCCTGGGTGCCCCAGTCGAGCGCAGCGTTCAGGCCGTTGGTGAGCGCGCCCCCGCCGATGCCGAGGTCGCCCATCGCCTGGTCGAGGTTCGCCCGAGCGAACCCGGCGACGGCGTCGGTGCCCTGCTGCCACGAAGAAGCGATCTGCTCACCGAGGAACTGGGCCAGCGTCTTCTGCTCACCCATCTGCCCGGTCTGCTGCTGCTGCAGCTTGAGCTTGTCCTTCTCCAGCGCGATCTGATCCTTCTGTGCTTGGATCTGGTCGATCTGGTCTTGGATCGCCTTCTTCTCTTCTTTGGTCCCGGCGGCGTTCTTGTCGACCTTCAGCTGCTTGCGCTGCAGCTCTAGCTGGTCGTACGCCAACTTGAGCTCGTCGAGCTGGTTCTTGACGTCCCCGCTCAGCAGCGAAGACCCGGAGGTCAGGTCGGCCGTGGGGGCTGTCAGCTCGCTCGTCAGAGCCGTGGAGGCTGTCGCGGTGTCCTGAAGCGTCGTCTGCAGCCCGGAGAGCTGCTTCTGAGCCTCACCGAAGTTGAAGTTGATCGTGACGTTCTTGGAGTCTCCGAACACCTCCGCGACCGCTTGCATCACCTCGCGGGCAGTGCCGACCAGCTCACCTTGCGTAGATCCCAGGCCGTTGATGAAGCCCTGGCCGGTGTACCGGCCGTATTCGTCCATCAGCCTCGACGGGGAGTGAATCCCGAGGAAGCCTTTAACCGCACCGGCGACGGAGCTGGCGAGCTCCCGGGCCTTGGCGACCGCAGCCCCGACCATGCCGGAGATGCCGTTGATGATGCCTTGTACCAGATCCCGGCCTGCCTGCGCGCCGATGGCGGCGAGGCCTGCCAGAGCCGAGGCGATCTTGCCGGGGAGCGTGGCGACGTACGACGCAGCCTGGTCCACACCAGCGGTCACCGCGGCGACAACCTGGGTCCAGGCGCTCTGCACGGTGGAGACGACGGTGTTCCACGCGGCCGACGCCGCGGTAGTCACGCCGTCCCAGATCCCCGAGAGGGTACCGCTCAGAGAAGACAGTAGGCCGGAGATCGCGGCGACGCCTGTCTGGAAGACGGCCTGAACCGTCGCCCAGCCGCGGGCCGCGCTGTTCTGGATGTCAGCCATGAACAGTACGAAGGCTGCTCCGGCGGCAGCCAGCTTGCTGGCGATCCCGACCAGCGGGGTCACGAGAAGCAGGAACATGTTGGCCAGCCGGAGCACCGCGGGCGCCATCGCCAGGAACGTCTGGGTCAGCGGCATAGACGCCTGCCACAGCGCCAGGAACTGCGGGACCATCGGGATGATGCCGGTGGTCAGCAGGTTCAGTATCGACGGGGTGAGCAGCAGGAACTGCCCGGCGAGTTCTCCGAACGACGTGGCTAGCTGCGGGAGAATCGGGCCGAGGCCCGTCACCACAGCATTGGTAAGCTGCGCGAACGACGATGCGAGTTGCGGCAGGATCGGTGCTAGCTGCTCCATCGCCGTAACCAGCGTCGTGCTCAGCGTTGCACCGACCTGCTCCAACACCGGGGCGAGAGCCTTCAGGCTCCCCGAGAACAGCGTTCCCAAGGTGTTCGCCAGGGACACAAAGCCCGGGGTTGCAGCTTCGATCGCAGGGGCCAGCGCTGACAGCGCGGTGCCCAGCGTCCCGAGGATCAAGTTCGACAAGGCGGTGAGGCCGGGCATGAGCGCGACGACCGCGTCTCCGATGCCGTTGAAGAACGTAGCGATCGGCTCGCCCATCTTCCCGAACTGCTCGACGCCGACCTCGAAGATCCGGCCGAACTGCGTCAGCAGAGAGTCGAGGACCGTGGACAGCCCCTGCATCGCGGATTCGAAAGCGCCGCTCGACACCAGGCGATCGACGATCGCGTCGAACTGAACCGAGTACTTCTCCAGCGGGGCCAGCAGCTTGTCGAACGCGCCGGCCCCTGCCGCGGAGAGCTTCAGGAACGACGAGGTGGCGTTCTCGATGACCGGGGTCAGGCCGTGGAACAGCTGCCCTGTGCCTGCCAGGATCGCCTGGATAGCCTGCATACCCCCGGACGAGGTGAGTGCGTTGGTGATCCCGGAGGCGATATCCACCATGCCCTGGGCGATGCCCTCGAACCCGGCTTGCAGCTGCGGGATCATCCCGATCCACTGCTGGAACAGAGGGGTCAGACCGGCCTTGAAGACCTCGCCGATACCGTCGCGCAGACTCTGAAGCGCCTCGCCGAAGTGCATGTCCCCGCGGTCGTCCACGGAGAACAGCCCGGACAGCTCGCCCGCCTCTTTGATCCCCTCCAGACCGAGCGCCAGGGTGGTGGCGCCCGCGCCTGCGGCGGCGAATAGCGACGGTAGACCCGCCAGCAGCGCGGCCACGCCTCCGATAGCGGGAGCAGCCAGAGCGCCGATCGCGAGGAGAACCGTCCCCCACGTCATGTCCGGGCTCTTGCTCAGGAAGCTGGTCGAGTCCCCGAAGTCTTTGGCAGCCTTCGTGGCGTTGAAGAACGACTTCCGGGTCTGGTTGACCTGGCTGATGATGGACCGGTCGTACTTGACCTTGACCTCCGCGTCCGGGAGGTTGCGGGTAGCCGCGGCGACCTCGCGCCGGAACGCGCTGGTGTCCGCGGTGACCTTGACCTCGGCCCGCTGACCCTCAGCCCACTCGACTGCCTCCTGAACCTCCCGGTAGAACCCTTTGAGGTTTGGGGTGACCTTGATAGAGATTATGCCCACTTCTTTGCCTGGCACAGATCACCTCCTTTATCCGCCCGTGGACGGGGCCTTGCGATTACGGGAAGCGGCCATGCGCATGGCCGCGATGTGCCCGAACGAGCCGGGCTTGTACTGCTTGGTCCTCTTCTTGACCTCGGGCACCGGGAGCGGCTCGGGCGGCTTCATGCCGCCGCGTTTCTTCTTCGGTGTCTGGGCAAGGAGGTAGTAGAATCTGAATGCTCGGATCTCGTTGACCAGTGCGGCGGTGGCCCAGGCCTTGTCGTCCCAGCCACGGAACTGCGGCCCTCCCTGGATCTCCGACCAGTAGCGCCCGTCACGGGGCAACTCTTTGATCAGGACCAGAAGCTCAATCGGCCCGAGCAGGGAATCAGTGAAGATGTCCTTCAGGCTGATCCCGTACTCGGACCGCAGGTCTGCTAGGACGGCGTCGCCGTACTCGTCAATCAGTCTTCCGAGCTGGAGGCTTCCCCCATCTGAGACGCCTCCATGTAGGCGTTCAGCACCAGGGTTGCGACGGCGTAGTCACCGTCGAGCGCGTCGAGCAGCGCCTTGGAGTCTTTACCTGCGACGAGGGTCAGCACCTCGAAGATCGCTGCGTTGAACCGGTCGACGTCCTTCTCGGTCACCGACTCCTGGTCAGACTCGTTCTTCTCGTTCACCGACTGGATGACCTCGACCGCCTTCTGAACCTTCTCGCGGTCGGACTTGTTGAGGCGCAGCACGCTGCGCAGGTGAACGGTGGTGTCTTTGTCGATCTCGACCGGGAACGGGGCGCCGAACTTGCGGTCAGCCTCTTCGCGCGCGGTGTCGAGGGAGAAAACGTTAGTCATGGTTGGCAGGCCTTTCGGTTGGCGGCGGGCAAAGAGAGGGGTTGGGGGAGCGGCGGCCCGCCAGAGATACCGCTCCCCCGGTGACACGGACGCGCAACCCCGGCGACTAAGCCGGGGGCGTGGTAAGCGCGGCGGTTAGGTGCCAAGCGCGTTACGTGTCAAGTTCAAATCAAGCGACAGTCACCACGACGCCGCTGCCACCGGTGGTGGAGTCGGTGCCCAGCGAGATCGCCAGAGGACCTTCGATGTCGAAGTCGTCGCCCGACGTGACGGTCCACGCGGACTCGGGCACGCCGTCGTCGACAGCGCCGATAGCGGACTTGACCGCCGCAGCGTTCGCGTTGTACGCGATCGAGGCCGTGGTCTTGTCGCCGACCTTCAGCGTGAAGCTGCCGCCGGTAGCGCCGCCCAGATCAACGGTGTAGACCGGAGCGGTCTCCACGGCGTTGAACCAGTCCTCTTCGATCCACTCGTAGAGGTTGTACGACTGGTAATCGAGGAAGGTCGCGCGGACCGGCAGAGCGCCGAACTCGTCGGTCGCCAGCGAGATAGCGTCCTCACGCTTCAGCGAAGCCTTGCGGGCGTGGAAGCCGAGGCGGACGTCGTTGTCGACGATCACGATCAGCAGCGCACGCTCGTTCACGACCGAGCCGGACTTCACGCCGAAGATGCCGGGGGTAGCCGACTGGTTCGGGCCGAAGTACAGCTCCAGAGCGGTCTCGTCGAACTGGGTCAGGTTGATGACCACGTAGTCCGCGATCTCTTCGGTCTCGACCTCGCGCAGCTTCTTCTTCTGCCACGAGCCGCGGACCTCGGAGTCACCGCCGTCGAAACCGAACTCGGGCAGGTCATCCTCGGACGTGTGTCCGACGAGATCCCAGCCGGTGCGCTCCCATGCCTCGGGGTGCTCCAGGTCGATCAGCTTGAGCTGAGCGGGAGAGGGGGCCGCCGTACCGACCGCAGCGGTGTACACGTACCCCCGCGCGGCAATGAGGACGGCATCATCTTTCAGTGCCATTTGGTTCCTTAATTCTTAGGGGGCCGGATGCCGAGTCGGATCAGGCCGAAGACGCGCCAGGTCCGGTCGAACGGTGACGGACCGTGGGACGCGCCCAAGGTCTCGGTCATCGAGTGCAGGTAGCCGGCTGGCGTTTTGGTTTGAAGACGTGCAGCGCGGTACAGGACCTCTAGGGCGTCCTCGTACATCTGCTCGGTAGTGGGCAGGTCAGCCGCTGAGTAAGCGGTCATCTCGACCACCGGCTGCGTGAACAGCGTCGGGTGCTCGGGGCTGCGGGTACCGCCTACGCGGCGGACGGTGATCAGCGGGAACGTGCGGGAGTCGATGTCCTCGACCCACGTCCCTACGTGCACACCGGCCAGAGACGGAACGGTGCTGATCGGCTCGGACAGGTCCTCGTGACCCCGCAGGATCGGGAGAACGACCTCACCGACGATCGGAAGCTTGCCAGCCATGCGCTACCCCCTCTTCCCGCGCTTAGCGCCGGTGGAGATAGCGGTCTGGCCGCCGAACCCGGCGGCACCGGTGAGGATGTACAGCCCTTGCGGAGCCTTCGTGACGCGGCCGTACTTCTCCGGGTCGAAGACACCGGACGGGTAGTGGCCGTACTCGATCGACTCGGGGCTGGGGGCCTCCATGTTGACGTAGGCATCCACCGAACCGTTGGTCCGCGTGATCTTCGTCAGGTGGTCCGGGCCGTGGATCTTCTCCCACTGCGTGCTCGCACGAGCGGCGGCCAGGTTGGCCTTCGCCCGGTCAGCGACCTCGTCAGCCTCGGAGCGCATCTCGTGGACCACACCGGGCAGGTGCGACACGACTTTGTTCAGACCGGATCGCCCGTAGTACAAAGGCATCAGAACCTCCGAACCACGTACTCGATGCGGGCGGTGCGGCGAGAGCCGTTGTACCGGCGAGGTTCGCCGTACACTCCCCAGCGCTCGCCGCGCCATACGATCTCGGACCCGGACTTCAACTCGGTCGTGAACGACCGGGGGAGCCGCATCGTGTAGACCTGCTCGGTCATGTCGCCGATGTCGTCCATCTCCGCCCGCCGGGCAGCGGTGCCCGACTGGTTCTGGACCTGGAATCTCGCGACCGTCTCGATCCCGGTGGGGGAAGGGCCGATCAGGGTGTTGCCCAGCCGGTCCTTCCGAGTCACCTCGGGGAACGCCGTTACGGGCTCGTAGTTAGCCCCATCGTCCAGGAGCCCGCTCATCAGTAGCCCCAGTACAGCGGGGAGCTCTGCTGGAACACCTGCCACTCGACCGAGCCGAACGCCGGGTATTCACCCGAGCGCTCCAGCGGAGTCTTCGGACGGACGTTGAGCACGCCGACGTTCTTGGAGAGCCCGAGCTGAGCCCACTCTTTGTCGGTGATCTCTATCGCCCCGGTGTTCAGCCGCCAGTTGAGCTGGTACGAGTAGTTGCCGTCGGTCTCACCGATGTAGCCGTCGGGGTTGCGGATCAGGCGCGTGACCGCGGAGGCCTCGACCTTGATAACCCGCTTGAGATAGTCCTCGTCCTCGGCTTTGTCGTCCAGGTCGGGGATGCGAGAACGGATCTCGATCTCGGCGTCCTCTAGGAACGTCTCGACCTGGGTCTCTTCGTCATCGGTCAGCGGCCGCCCGAGCCGCGCGACCACGTCGCTGGGCTCGGCGTATGCCATCAGGCCATGCCCTCGACAGTGGACTCGAGATCAGCGAGGCGCTTCTCCAGCTTGGCGATAGCCTCTTGGACAGTGTCGTCAGCAGCGACAGCAGCAGGAGCAGCAGCCGGCTCGTAGTCCTCGTCCATAGCAGCCGGGGCGAACCCGGTCAGGTCGGTGAGCTTGGCCACGATCTCGGAGTCGCTGAGCGAGCCGAGCCATCCGCGGACCACCGCACCGTTGTAGGGGTGGGTCATTGAAACCTCCAGGTAGATGGGTAGCGGCGAGGCCCTCCGGAGAGAGCCCCGCCGTTACATGTCAAGCTCGAATCAGGCTTCGGGATCTTCGTCGTCGACGTACTTGATGAAGCCCTGCTTGTCGCCGAGCAGCCAGCCGAAGGTGACCTCGATCAGGATGGCGATCTGGTTGGTCTGCCACATCGAGACGGGGTCGCTGGAGCCATCGGTCAGGGTGGCGGAGTCCGACATCTTGATGCGGATCTCGTCGGCGAAGCCGAACTTCAGCTGCGAGAAATCGCCGCCGATGATGCGGGTCTTCGAGTCGACGGCGGCACCGAGGTCGCCGCCGACGGCGCGGCCGAAGTGGGCCGGGAGACCGAGAACGTCACCAGCCGAGGCGGCCAGGTTGACGCGGGTCGGGTCCACGTTGCCGTTAGCGTCGCGGTAAGCCTGAGCGCGGAGCAGGCGGGCGCGGAAACGCGGGTCAACGGCCCAGCCGTTGAACTCCACGTTCGGGTTGGCGGCCACGGTGTCGTAGCCGTCGAGCAGGCGGTCCAGCAGAGGATCGCCCGCTTCCTGCAGGTAGTTCACGTTGGTGGTGCTGGTGATGACGTTGTCGGTGTCGATGCCCTGTAGCGCTCCACCGGTCAGCGGGGACTTGCCGTGGAACACAGCGAGGTCGATGCCGCGCCCGATGGCTGCGGCCAGCTTGCCCTGAAGCTGGGTGTACAGGCCGGACGGGTTCATGAGCGCGAACTCTTCCGACACGGTGACGATGGTCGCCAGCTTGATCGGCGCGACCGAGCGGGTGTCCCACGCGGTGCCGGACAGCGGCTTCAGGCCACCTTCTCGCTGCTCGTTCGACGTGCCGACGCCGACCTGACCCACCTCGGGGTTCTTAACGGTCGTGGGGATGATCGTCTCGCCGTACGAGATCGGGATACGCTCGCCGAGGCGCAGGACGAGCGAGCTCTCCTCAGCCTTGTCGAAGATGGGTCCGATGACCTCTTTGGGGAGCAGGTCGGAGGGGACGTGGGCCAGACGGCCCTGGTGGTTGCTGCCCGCGGAGTTCGGGATCAGTTCGTTCAGGGTTGCCACAGGGGCTCCTTACTTCTGGAGTTGGGACTTCATGAGCGCGGTGAAGGCCACCGCAGGGTCGTTGCTCGGGGCTTCGGTGCCGAGGCCTTGCGAGCGGTCGACAGCGGCCACGGGGCCGTTCTTGAGTCCGAACAGGGTCTTGAGGCTCTCGGCGTGCGTCTTGAGCGCTTCCTCCGAATCGCCCTGCAGCGTGTTCGCGAACGTGAACAGCGGCGTGGGATCGGGGGTGAGAGCCTGGACCGCAGTCACCAGACGGTCGAAGTCGTGCTGCTTCTCGGACGCGGAGGTAGCCGCCTGGGCTGCCTGGGCTTCGAGAGCTGCGAGCTTCTCCGCGAGACTGTCGCGCTCGGTCTCCGCGGTGCGGAGCTGAACTCGGTAGTTCGCGGCCTCGGTGTTCGCCTTCGAGAGCTTCTCGCGAGCCCAGTCAGGCAGGTCCTCGCTCTTGGGAGCGGGGGCCGCCGGAGCCGGGGCAGCGGGCGCTGCGGGTTCGGGCGTCGAGGGGGTGTCGGTGTGTTCGGTCATCTGTGCCTCCTGGGCGTGGGGTGACTCCTGCTCCTGGCAGGTCGGTCGGGTTGGCGGGCTAAGCAGCGAGAGCTGCGTACTGCTGTGCTGATATCTCGCCGCGCTCCAGGCGACGGCGAAGGGCGTTGATAGCCAGCTCGTTACGAGTAAAGGGCTGGCCTTTGTTTTTCCCGCTCTTGTGGACAAGGCCTTTGTCCTCAAGGGCGATGGCTTCCTTGGTGGCGTCTCCCCACAGGTCGAGGGCGCGGTCGGCAGCTTCTTTGCCGAACCAGTCCTCGTTCCGGAAGACGGGGATCACCTTGCAGTCACACCCGGTGTGCCACTGCTTGATCTCTCCGCCGATGTCGGCGAAGTAGGTCTCCTGGTCGTTGTTCTCGAACAGCTCCAGAGCGTGTTCCGTATCAAGGTCGAGACCAGCGGTCTCGGCCCGGACGTACGTAGGTCCGCGGCTGATCAGCATCAGGCACCAAGCGCAGGTCTCCCGGCCCGTCGCGACGCGAGCCCAGCCCCGCAAGACGCGGGGTTCCGGGTCGTTCTCGACGGCGTGGATGATCTGCTGACGGCCTGCGTTCTCCACCTCGCGCACCGCTCGGAGCGTCAGGTGAGTCAGCGCGTCCCCGCGGGTCTCCGCCTGCTGCATCCGCTCACGAGCCGGGTCCATGTTCTCGACGAACTTCTCGAACGTCGTCCCCTCCAGGGGCCGATCGTTACGAGGGAGATCCGGGTGGTGCTGCGCCCGCTGCGAGTCGTAGAACCTGCGAGCGAGCACCGATGCCTCGGTGCGCCGGCGCTGGATCTCGGGGAACAACAGGTCCAGCAGACGCAGCCAGTCGAACATCGTCAGCGCGGGCTGAGCGAAGAACCCGGCCACGTTCCTGACGTGCCGGACTACTGCGGCGGAGATGAGGAGCTGCGCGGCGGCGTACTCCTCCGGGTTCACCGGGTCTTGGTCCGGTTAAATCCGGAAGGCGACGTCTGCGTCTCCGTCTTGGTCTCGGTGACCGTCGGCTTCGGCGTAGCGTCAGCCTGGGCTTTCGTCGTGGAGTACAAGGTGTCGATCATGTCCTCGGTCTCCTGCTTGTCCCAGTCGCGCATCTGCTCGCGCTGGGTGGCGGTGTAACCGAGGTCGATACGGGCCTGCTCCTTCGGGATCGGCCCCTGGCCGTTGGCGTACAGCTTCGACACAGCGTCAGCCTTAGCGGCGACCGTCGGAGTCGACGGGTCGCGCCAGACTGTCTCCAACCGGGTGTACTCCTCGGTGACCTCGCGACCCATGATCTGCATAGCGATCCGCATCGCACGCTCCCAGGCACCGCCGAAGATCCGGCCTTTACGCTCGGCCATCTTCACGATCCGGGAATCGGTAGCGATGATGGCCTCAGCGGAAGCAGGGTTCTCCGACGAGGACGACAGGTACTGCGGCGGCAAGCCGGTGATAGATGCGGCCTCCTTACGGAAGACCTCCATCTCCTCGGCGAAGTTCCGCAGCTCGGCAGCCTTGAACTCGGAGATATTGGCGGCCTCAGAAGCGAGCGTCAGGATGCGTCCGTAGTAGATGTCGAGCGTCGTGTTCTCGCCGTCGTTGGTCAGCTCGTCGGTGGTGACACCGGAGATGACGCGGAGCGGTGTGCCCAGGATCTGGGAGGCCGACTGCAGGTTCATCAGCGTGCGGGACGCGGCGTCGGTGACCTTGCGCAGCTCCGGAGAGATCTCCGAGCGGCCGTATCGGTTGCCCAGACGCGGGTCGTTGGTCAGCGGCACGACCGGGACCACACCGAGCCCGTGCTTGATGACCTCGCCGTCGACAACCCACTGGTCGTTGAGCCCGCCGTTGCGGCGAAGCGGGACAGTCTCATCAGGCAGGTACAGCGTGGCTCGATCCGGGACCGCGACGTCGTCGCGCGTCGTGTAGAGACGGACAGCCCGGGTGACCCGGCGGGTGTTGCGCGGGTCCAGCTCGGCGTACATATACAGCGGAGACTCGACCCGGATCAGCGGGATACCCGCGGGGTCTCCGGACTCGACGTCCGGGTGGCTGACCGTGATGTACGCGCGGCCGAACGTCAGCGAGTCGTCGTGTCCGAGGACCGACTCTTCGTCCAGGTCGTTCGCCTGCCACCAGTTCCAGAGCTCTTCGAGCCCCTCGGAATCCTCCGAGATACGGAACCCCTCGATGTCCAAGCGATCGGACAGAGTGCGTAGGTAGGTAGCGACCCAGCCTGGCTGGACGTCCAGGTAAGCCAGCTCCGGAGGAGCGCCGATCCCGATCGTCTTCAGCCGGCGCGTCCCGTTGCGGTAGGCCTCGGCTTCCAGCAGGTTCGGCAGGTCCCGTGCGAGGAGCCCTTGCAGTCGCTCGACGTGCTCGTGGTAAGTCGTCATCGCAGCAGACCCGCCCCCTTTCCTGTGTTGCTCTTGCTGAGCAGGAAGTCTTGGCGCGAGCCCCAAGCGAGGACAGCCGTCACAGCGGCGTCGATCTTGCGCTTGGATTCTTTGCCAGGTTTCCTGATGCTGATTGCGTCGTATATCGTCGGGTGCTGGTGCGCGTTGGTGATGTGCGCTTTGAGCACCGGGTTGTTGTCGTGTTTGACCTCGCCCGCCAGAACAGCGTCGCGGAACCGCTCGCAGTCCAGCGCGAATCGCTTTTGCTGGCCGCGCATGTCGAAGGCGACCGGGTTACCGGGGGAGGCGTTGATCTTCAGCTTGCGCCGGAAGTCCTGACCCCAGGCGTCGACCGACTGCTCGAACTCCTTGACGTCCGCGCGCATACCGACGACGTCGTACTTCTCGAACATCGACCGGACGTACGCGTCCACGTCCTGGCGCGGGACCTTGTGCCCCTCGTACTTCTCAGGCACCCAGACCTTCACCAGGAACAACGCCCCGTCCTCGACCCGGCACGCGGTGAGCGCGGTGTGGTCGTTGGACAGCGAACCGTCGAACCCGAGCGTGATCCGCTCGCCCTTCCTCAGCGGAGGCAGGTTGATGTCGTGGTTACGGTCCCACTCAGACGGTGCGATCCACGACTCCTCAGTCGCGTTGACCTGGTTGAGGAACTTCCGCCGGGACTCGATGACGTCGTTCTTCGCCGTCAGGACCGACATCAGAATGTCGTCGAGCGGGAGCCAGATCGAGTCGCCGCGGGCGATCTCCAGGCCCTTCATGAGCTGGGCCACCCCGGCCTCGTACCCCTCGGGGTCGTCGGACGGGAACGGGATCTCGGAGACCGGCGTATCAGCCGGGGCTTCCAGGGCGTCGTAGAGGACGCCGGTGTCGATAGCGTCGCCTGCCAGGATGTCCAGCCAGTTCAGGTAAGACATCTCCGCGACGGTGTCGTCGCCGGGCCGGTGAGCGTTGCAGATCGACAACGTACGGGCACCGTCGACCTTGGTCATGTTGCCTTCGATGACCTCGGCCATCTGATGGCCGTCGTTGACCTCGCCGCCGGGGCCTACGCCCCACCACTGCGTCTCGTTCTGGACGACGAACGTCGGGCGGTTACCCTCCATCGACGCGGGGGACGCGGTAGCGGCTTCTAGCCGGCCGCCGATCTCGGAATAGATGATGAAGCGGTTGACGGACAAGCCGTACTCGGTCTTCAGCTTCTTCGAGACCATGATCGGGAACAGCGAGAACGTGTTCTTCGTCTGGTCCTGGGAGACCGCGGCGATCGTGATCCACGCCGCGTGCCGGGTCTTGCCGACCGGGTTACCGTTGTCGTCGAAGTGCGAGAAGGCGACTGGTCCGCAGAGTTCGGCGAGCGCGAGCGCGCCGATCATCGGGTCCTTTCCCCAGCCCTTCATCCGGCGGAGCGTGCCCTCGCGGTAGGCGTACTTCCCTTGGTCGTCGACCGCGTACCACCAGGCGATGAATCTCGCCTGCTCCAGCGTCGGGACGAACGGGCCGTCGCCAGCGGGGGAGTTGACGTACTCGAACAGCCAGCTGATGATCTGCCAGCCGAGAGTCTTCTCGGGCAGGAACCATGAGCCGTCTTCGTACTGCCGCCAGGTCGGCCCCTGGATATGCGACGGGGCGGGGAGTAGCGACTCCGGGTAGTGAACCGCCACTCCACCTCCTCGTTACGTATCAAGTCACAGAGCGCAGAAAGTCCGTCGCAGGGTCGATGTTGTAGTTCACGTGCGGGCCTGTGCCGCGGATGAAGAACAGACCAGCGTCCAGCACCGCGCGGATCAGCGCGATCAGCTCGAACGTCGGGTTAACCCCGATCTCCAGGAGCTGGCGCAGGATCGAATCCGGCCCCGACAACACCCGGGACATCATCACGACCTTGTAGATCGCGGTCTTCATCTCGCCCGAGTCGCCCTCGCAGTCGGTGTACAGGTCGCCTTTATGGGCGTAGTTCCTCCACCAGTCCGGGGTGTCGGCCATCAGCTGGTCAGCGATACCGTGCGACTTCGCAGAGGGCATCTGACCGCCCGGGTCGGGCCACACCTTGCCGGTCTCGCGCATCGGGTTGCCGAACGCCACGGCCCCGCGCACGTGGTCTTTGACCCAGTGCAGCCGGCCGGTCACCGGCTTGATGTGGTACTCCCACAGCTCGGAGGTGACGATCGCACCTTGCGAGTAGCCGATCATCGACAGCCCGTAGCGCTCGATGCGCCGGCGCTCTTCCTCCAGGATGCGGGTAGCTTCGGTGACCCCGTTCGCCACGGACGGCCCCATCGGGAACGCCTGCGCGGTGTACGGCGGGCCTACCGGACGCCACAGGTACACATCCCCGAGACGTCTCGCGACGTCAGCGTCCGGGCCTATCCACCAGGGGACTCCTGTCCCGGAGACGGTGAGTAGTACCGGACGGGTATCCTCGGGAGCCGGAATCCCCAGCGCGCGCAGATCGTCGTCGGAGACGATCCCGTCGAGCGGCTGGAACGTCCGGGACTCGTACTCGGTCTGCCACGCCTCAGCCCGCGGGCCGAACTCGTCGGTGTCCGTGGGCAGCGGGCCGTGGATGCGGGCGTACCCGGAGAACCGGGCCGCCATCACCTCGCGCCAGCGACGCACCGTGGGGTTCCGGTCGCCGAGCTTAAGCGGCATGGAACTTCTGCTCGGCAGCCAGCCACTTCTGGATCTGGACCTGAGCAGCGGTGATGTCCTCGGGCTTGACGCGCTTCAAGATGCGCTTCGCCAGCTCGGGGTTGTTCGTCGGATCGTCGGAGTTCGACACCGCGTACAGCAGCGCGATCGAGACCGGGTCGCCGTAAATCACAGCGAGCTTCTCGACCAGCTGGATATGGACGTTCGCGTCCGTCGACCATGACAGGCCGGCGATCGTGTCGACCTCGCCCTCGTGCGGCCAGTGCAGCGGAGAGCGGGACTTGCGCTTGTACTTGGCCTGCTGGCGAGCCAGGTCCAGCAACTCACGCTGTTCAGCGTCGGTTAGAGCAGACAAGAAGTCGTCCTCTTCGTGAAGTAGTTGCAGCAGCGCATCGCCCTGGGCGAGCGCGCGGTTGTAGCGGGCGCGGCGGTCGGCCAGGCCGTTGGTGCCGCCGTTGATCGCCGCGGTGACAGCCTCGAAGCCCCGGAAGGTGCCGAGGTTGTTCTTCCAGACGGCGGCGTCGCCGGCGTCGACCAGGGCGTTCATCGGGCGCTGCTCGGTCCAGTACCAGGCCGCTCCGAGGCCGGCCCAGCGGAGGTCGGCGAGCTCGCGGTAGTTCACGACGAAGTAGTCGCGTGTCGGGACCATCCCGAACGCGTACGCCCACTCGGAGAAGGCCCGGTAGTTGTAGTCCCATGTGATCTGGATCCAGGTCCGGCCGATGTACGGGGCGTACCGGCCGTTCTTGGCGTACTCCTCGGTGGCGTTGAATCCGTCGGACTCGTGGCCGACCTGGGCCAGCCACATCGCGATGCGGTTGACGTTCGTGCACTCGGATTCCCGGAGGCCCGAGCGAACCGCGGGCAGGATCTCCGCCGCGCGAGCTTCGCTCAGGCCGGTGGCCGCCGCCAGGATGGGGGCTGCGGACGCCGGGGCGCTACCCCTCCGGAAAGTCGAGTAGCCGTCAGCGCGGATCTTGCGCGCGATGAAGTCGGCTGTCTTCGGGTTGCCGTAGGTATCGAAGTTGCCACCGTTGCGGAGGCTGGCGAGCTGGAAGTGCATCGCATCCTTGGGCGACGACCAGTCGTTGCCCCAGAACACCATGCCCTCGTAGAAGTCGAGTAGCTCTTTGACCCGTGCTTTCTTCGCGGCGTCGAAGCCTGCGTCCGGGACCTGGAACGGGTGGGTGTTCCAGTTCAGGTCCATCGCGGTGCCGCTCAGGTGGTTGGACGACGGGACCGAGTTGGTCGGCGTCCAGCACGCGGAGTCCGCGTCGCGCAGCGGCTCGACGTACGCGTGGAAGTCGGCGGCGAACGCGCGCAGGATCGCGAGAGGCTGGCCCTTGGCGATCTGCAGCGTGACGCTCGTGCCGGGGATCTTCGTCCACTCGCACTCATCGGAGTTGAGCATCGGCCACCCGTTGGACGAGTGGGTCAGCCCGTAGACGACCCTCGGCATCAGCGCTTGAACGGGTTGATGGCGTTGATCAGCTGCTCGGGGAGCCGAGACAAGTCGGGGAACAGCCCGATGATCTTGTCGTCCAGCCGGGACAGATCCGGGATCTTCGCCAGGATCTTATCGTCGAGGTCAGCGAGGTCGGGCATCTTCGCGGTAGCCCGGTCGATGACCTGGTTCAAGAACTCGGGGTGAGCCCTCAGGTAGTCGAAGACCGCCTTCACAAGAGCAGCGGCGAACATGGTGATAAGGCGGTTCATGAAGTCCTTAGTCGGTGGCGGCTTCGATCAGGTCCCACAGGTCGGAGTCCTCTTCTGGGACGTCGATCAACCAGCGGTCCTGGTGGTGCGTCACCCGGACAGGTCCGGGCGGTAAAGTCAGCGCGAGCTCTCCGTTGAACGGCTTCACGCGCACGACGCGGGGCGTGATGATCACTCCGTCCTGCTCGCGCAGGTCGCTGGAGAAAGTCCAGTGCGAGTCGTCCGGGCGTCCGGAGATGTCGTGGACGGTAGCGGTAACAGTCGTCATACCGGCCCTTTCGTCAGGTGACCGGGGTCATCGGAACCGCGATGCTCGCCCAAGGGCAGGAAAACGAGAGCGTCCCGGAGTAGGTAGCCGCGGCGTTGGAGTCTCGGCCTGTCAGGCCGCCCGCGATCGACGTCCCGTTGATGCGGCCGGTACCCCCGGACGGCGTGAACGTCACGTTTCCGTTGTTCCAGCCGGTAACCTGGAAGGTGCGGCCGTTGGTCGGCGGGGCCGACACAGAGTGCGACGGGCTGGTGCTGCTACCGGTCGCCGTAGCCGGGGTTCCGAGGCTCGCGACGTTCGCGTACGAGATCGCGTAGGACATGCACCAGTTCGAGCCGTTTTTGTCCAGGACCACGGTCTGCGACCCGCCCGGGGCGCTCGCGAGGGTGTAGACCCTGAGCCAGCCTTCGGAGGACGTGTTGTTGAACGCGATGCCTTGGACCAGGCTCATAGCGTTGCCGCCGTAGGTGACGCCTGCCACGGTCTCGTTGCCGAGCAGGTGAGCGACCACGAAGACCCGGGACCCTGCTGTGGCAGAGAACGAGTACGACAAGTCGACAATCCCGCCTTGCATCGACGACACCGCGTCGAAGTCAACAATCAACGGAGGAGCCGCGGACCAGATCAGGGTGTTGCCCAGGCTGATCTTCTGGATCTCGGTCGAGCCGATCGCGGCTTTCGCGAAAGCCGTCGTGGCAAGTGACATACCTGCCACGGCGACCTCCTATGCAGTCCTGAGATAGATAGTGTTCGAGTCTTTTGTGCCGATCGCGGTGTACTGCGCCTCGGTCCCGACCCAGATCGTCAGCGTCCGGGCACCGGAGTTGTCCGAGCCGGCGACGTAGCCGGTAGCCAGCTTCGACAGCGCGATACCCGCGCCGGAAGCGACTTTGGCGTTGGTCACCGATCCGTCGGTCGGGGTGCGGGTGTTCGACAACCTGGAGTCGTTACCGACGCACGCGGTCGTAGACGACGTCCCGAACGAGACGTTCAGCGTCCGGTTCGATGACAGATCCCCGCCGCCGGTCAAGCCGGTACCCGCGGTGATCGTGGTGGTCTTGTCGGCTTTCGCGCCGATCTGCGAGGCGACCGTGGTAGCGAAGTTCGGGTCATCGCCCAGCGCTGCGGCCAGCTCGTTGAGCGTGTTCAGCGTTTCCGGTGCCGAGTCGACCAGCGCGGCGGTGCCGAGAGACACCCGGGCGTCCACCGCGTCCTCGTCCAGCTTCTCGTCGAGAGCGGTCTGTAGCCCGGTGACGTTGGCGATCGAGTGGGTGTGCGTGCTCGGGGTGAACGTCGACGGCTTGTCGTCGATGTCGTCCCAGGACACCGAGCCTGCCTCGGGCGGGTTCGAGACCAGGTACGCGGCGATAGCCGAGTCGAGGTCGGTGACATCCGCGGCGACGTGGTCGTGCGCAGACGGCGGGAACTCCGCCGGAACGTTCGACAACGCGTCCCAGTCCGCTGACGGCGGGTTCGCGTCGAGGTAGCCGTTGACAGCGTCAGCGAGCAGTTCAGCGGAGGTGTCCGGGGGGACCGCGACCGAGGTGGCGATGAGCGGCCACAGCTCGGCGTCGGTCTCGGGCACCTCGATGAACCAGCGGTACTCGCCGTAGACGACGATCGCGAAGCCGGGTTCCAGCTCTACGCTCAGCGCGCCGTCCACCGGGTTTACCCGGACCTGCTTCTGGGTGAGGATCGAGCCGTCCTGCTGGCGGAGCACGGTCGAGAACACCCACTGCTGGTTGTCGGGCTGACCGGTGACGTCGCGGACGTCGGCGGTGATCGTGACGGTCATACCGGCCTCTCGTAGGTTACGTGTAAAGGTGAGCCCGTTTACCGGTGGAGCTCATACCGGCCAGGGGCGACCGCTCTTGGTTACTGGCTGGTCTCGCCTGCCTGGCAAGTTGGTCCGCCTAGAGGCCTGCGACCGGCGCGCAGCCGCAGTTTGGGCATAGGCGGGGTTTGCAACGGTTCCTGAGCACGAATACCGCCGTCGTCACGGCAGACCGCCTCAGTCGGGACGTTGCGCCCGGGTCTAGGGGGTTGGGAGGCCGGTCATACGACCAGGCCCTTCTCCGCAACTTCTTCTGCCGAGAAGGTGATGTGTCCGGTGGGCTCGTAGGAATCCCCCACGATCACCGCGACCTTCATGCTGCCGTCTTTCCGGAGTGTGATGTCTCCGATCCGAACCGGGATCTGCATGGGGGCACGAAAGTGGGTCCACGACTGGGCGTTGAATCCGCCTACAACCTCGCCCTGATTACTGAGAATCAGCAGCGGAGACTGAGTGTCGGGATCAGTCTCGACCTTATGTCCCTGATGGAACACCCATTCTTGACCGTTGCGGTCGTAAACAGTCACTGCCATGCTTTTTCCTTTCGACGGCAGTTTCGTGACACGCGGTTACGTGTCAAGTCTGTAGGCCCGTTAGGGTGGAGCCCATACCCTGTCATTCACTACTGGATGATCTAAGAACCAGCCGCCGTTGGCTTCCCTGGCACCGATCAGATCCCGGCCGCCCAGAGTTGGCGCTCTGTGCCGCGGCGGCCGAGAGGTTAAATGCTACGCGATTCGTCGTTACGAATCAAGGCTGGTGGCAGCCCCAGCGGGGGAGCGCCGGAAGGGGAGCGCTCAACCCCGCCGGGGACTGCGGTCGGCTCCGGCATAGCCGGGGCCTTGGGGCGCGCCAGATCTACGATCTGGACGCCGGTCTCTAGCTCGACTTCGGCTTACGGAGAGCGCGCTCGAACAGCTCGCCCATCGTCGTCACCGACGCATCCGGGCCGTCTGACTTCGTCCGCTCCACCTCGATCCGGACTCGGCGCCGGTCGCCCTCAGATACGAGGAGCGACGACAGCATCTGGTTCACAGTGGCCAGCATCATTGCCGAGGGATCTGATTTCTTGAGGAGCTGGTCGGCGAAGTGGAGGGTGAACTTCGCATAGGACCAGTCACTTGGCTGATAAAGCGCGGCTTGCGCCGACTCGGCTAGAGAGTTGTAGAGGTCTCGGACGATCGGGTGAGGATCGGTGAGACCGAGCGGAGGGGACTTCACGGGTCCGGAGACGGGGAGAGTAGTGACCTCTCCGTACTCCGTCGTGTTCCGGCGAACTCGTTCGTCGGACCTCTTCGGGATCGGACCCGGCATGACGCCTCCTGGGCTCTACGAAGGCTCCTGGCCCTCCCTTGGTGTGTGTCTCACAGCACGACGATCTGTCGCCCGTCCACCTGGAGTAACGCGACTCCCGGGCCTCGGAGGCCCGAGCCGTAGTTCACCAAGACCTCCAGGTCGGCAGGGATGCTCGTGAGCTCGAAGATCAGGTCCTCAACGGTCATGTCTCCTCCTTGTTCCGGCGCCCCGGGTGGCGGGGCGGTGGCCGCTTCTTCATCGCTCGCAGCTTCGCACGCTGAGCGACGCCCTCCATCGCGGACTTCCGCGCATGGCACGGTCTGCACGACGCCTGGAGAGGTGACTCCTCGTCGCGGTAGCGGACGTGGTCGACCTCGGCAGCCATCCCTGTACAGATGTCCGGGTAGCGGATCTGGCAGCGGTGACCAGCCGCCCGCAGAACCTCGCGGCGGATGCGAGGCCAGTCGGCCGGCAGCCGCTCACGACGGTCAGATGAGTCCCAACTCACCCGATGACCGCGGACAGAGGTCCGAGGTCGGTGACCCAGACCGACCAAACCTCGTCGCCTTCCGGACCTCCGGTTCGCACCGGGAGGTCACCGAACTCATCTCTGATCCGCTGAAGCTCGTCGATCACGTCGGTGATCGTCAGCTGTTGTCTCTCGCTGTCTTCGAATGGCGTGCAGTGCCGGGCCTCATGCAAGGCGAGCATCTGCCCGCACACGCACAGCCGCGGACGTTCCGGATCCGGTTGCGTCATCTCACCCTTCCCTAAGTGACATACCTGACAAACGTAACCCGCTGCGGGCCGCCTTCCGGGCGGCCACGGGTTAGTGGTTCTGTTACGTATCTAGTCGTACGTAACGTACCCGGTTACGTAACCACTGGTTCTGTTGGTGAGTAATGCTTACGTAACGTACCTACCCAAAATGACCATGCTGTATCGGCCGGGGGATAAACCCCGGCCTGTACCGGTCTTCCGGTCTGGTACCTCACTCATCGTTCGGCACCTGCCCGGGCGACCGGAGGTCGCTAAAAGGGGTAGTCTCTCTCCGTTCGACTACCCCGACAAGAACCTATGTCGGGGTGCGGTCGCTCGCTGGAGCTCGCTCCCTTACCCCTCCATAGGTAAGGAACCTTCCACTTTCGCGTTTTACCCGTAGAATGTGACGCACTTCACACGAATATCTTCCTACGCGGGCGTCAGCCGGCGACGGCTCTGCGGCCGTCTTCGCTTGTCTCCGGTGCTGTCTATCGATCCGCACCGTTCGTCCGTCTACGGGGCTCTCAGGGGGCATTACGGGGCCTTCTAGGCCCGCGCTGTTCTCTCCGTCGACTTCCAAACCCGTACACGATCTGGCAGACGCA